AGATACTTAATAGAAGTTAAAAAGTGCATTTTTGCTATTATAATAAGAATTAAGTTCTGCCGGTTGGGTTAGATATATGGAAAAGAGATTGGAATCAAAATATCTTAATACAAATAATAGAAATAAATAAAATATCAGATTGGAGCTTGCTCCGTTGACTGGTTTCCAGTCAACTAATTCTAGTTTTATAGAAAAGTAAAAAGGTATTTGCTTTAATGAATATATTTCCTAATAAATAGATAGCACATAATGTTAGAGTAGAATTTCCTTAGTTAAGAGAACAAACCGTTGCTTAGTCATGGGCAGCACAGATGACTCAGTTACCTTAGTTTACATTAAATGCTTCTCAGATTGCAAATGGACCTTGGATGATGTCAAGTATTCCAGCTGCATCGGTTCAATTTGAACCTATTACTATTTAGTTTTTACTTGATGAAAAATGGCAAGTATACGAAGAAATGTATAAATGGGCTCTAGGTGAAGGTGATTATATCAAAGGTCATTAGAATGAAATAACTACAACTCCTAGAGATATGCTTATTCATGTATTAGATAATAAGAATGAAAAAATTGTAATGACATTTAGATTTTAGAAGGCGTTTCCTAGTATGTTCGGTGGTGTAGATTTCGATTATTCCGATGAACAATCTACTTATAATAAACTTCAAATAACCTTCCAGTATGCATGGTTTACTATTGAAAGAAATGGTGAAACATTATATAAAGCTAAATTTAAGAAATAAGTTAATTAAAAGATCTTTTTGTTATAATTAAAATTATTTTTTTAGCAAGGAGATTTTATGGTTATTGTATTAACTGGTCAAAAACGTACTGGTAAATCTACAGCAGCTGATTTTTTCAATAAAAAAGGATTTAAATCAGTTGCATTAGCAGATGGTTTTAAACGTGATTTAGCGTTTACTATTGATCGATTAAAATTTTTAGGTAAACCTTTTAGTTATCAAGATGCAAATGGTGAAACTGAATTTGATAGAGAAGAAAAGATTTTTTCTAAATTTATAAGCGAAATTATTGTTCAAGAAACTTATAAAAGAATTTTATGTGGCGATCAAAAATATTATTTTGTTGATGATATTATTGATGAGTATTTTGATTCAGATGAACGAAAAATGTATTCATTTCGTGAATTGATGCAAATAACTGGTACTGATATTGGTTGTGATGAAATTGATACACAAATTTGGACGAAAAGAACTATTTCAGAAATTATTGATTCTAAAGATCAAAATTTTATCATTTCTGATTGTCGTCAAGATCATGAATTAAATGCATTTCGTAAACTAGGATTTAAAGTTTTACATATTAAACGAGACACAACAGGAATTATTTCTAAAGATTTTCACGTTACTGAAAGACCTTTACTAATTAAAGATGGTGATTCTGTTATTAATAATAATGGAACATTAGATGAATTTTATATCAAGTTAAATAATTTTTTAAACAAGGAATGAAAATGGACCAAACTCAATTATTACAACAACAAAATGCTGCATTAAAAATTCGTGTATTTGATGCAGAAGAAGAATTAAATCATATTAAAACAAATATACAATCGTTTTTAAATGGGGTTGCTGATTTACTTCAACAAGATCAAATCACTCTTCAAACGGTTTATGATTATATTAAAAACAGCAAAGACACAACTACAGAATCGGCTGAAGAAAAATCAGAAGATACTTTATTACTAGAGGGTAAAGAATGAGTAAAGTAAATTATGTTGGATGTAATCTTGGAAAAGTTGCTCAACAGATGATTTCTGATTTATATAAAGAATATAAAATTCCAGAAGAAAATCAAGTTAACTTAGACGATTTACATATTACTATTTTTAAGTCAGCTGAATTATTTGATTTTAACAGTGATGAAAAAAATCTTTTAGAAGCTTTAGATTTTAATGAAGTGGAAATTGATTATTGGACACCAACTGGCAATCAAATGATTCTAAAAGTTAAATCTCAATTCTGTAATGATATATTTGAATCGTTACAAAAAATTGCGAAACCTATTTATGATGATTACATTCCTCATATCACAATCGCAAGAGATTTACCGGTTGAAGTATTAAATACTTTACCAGAAAGATTAACTAAAGTAAAATTGAAATATTATCCAATTATTACTGAAGTTTATTCTAAAGTTCTTTAACAATTTAAATAATTTAAAGTTATATTAAACAATAATATGGTATTATAGATCTGTAAACAACAATACGGATCTATAAATAAAAACAATATAACAGATTACTTTCAGCAATTTCTCATTAATCAGAATCCTCTACATTGATTTTAATTTGAATAAAAGTAATCTGTTATGTTGTTTCATAAGTCCTCCTTGTTGTTTAAGTTGAAACGATTTAGCTTGCAGTAGTATAAAATACAGCAGATCTTATATTAAAATAAGTAATTTTCATTTTGGTTGAAAAAAGTTCGAGTAACAGGTCTCGAATTAAAATAATAAAATCTGGAACTATGCAAGCTGTTTTTATTTTGGTCCTATGGTGTAGATGGACAACATATCCGCCTGTCACGTGGATGCCTCGGGTTCGATTCCCGATAGGACCGCCAAAATTTAAATGCTCCGTTAGTCTAAAGGAAAGGCACCGGTCTTCTAAACCGGCAATTAATGTAGGTTCGAATCCTACACGGAGCGCCAAATATTCTAAATCAGAATACTAACAGCAATAAGTACTTTTATATTTTTTCATGGTTAGAGAGAACGATAAGATAGTATTCTGATTTATAATATTAAAAGCGGTTATCGTATAACGGCTATTATTCTTGGCTTCCAACCAAGGGATGTGAGTTCGATTCTCACTAGCCGCTCCAAATTATAAAATAAAAGTTTATACATAATTTTGTATGATATAATAAAACAGAATTACGTAATCGTGAGTGAACCACGTTAATAGTTCGGTAAGAGAGGCAAAGTACTCCTTATGGCTAAAACAGAGGTGTAGTTAGTAAAGACAATGTCTAAAGTCGAATTACTAAGTTTAATTTTATATTAAATGGTTTATAGATACCCAAACGAAATCTAAGAGGACACGTATTATGTATTCTTTTTGCAGTATTTACTACAAAATTTTACTTTAGATTTTCTTTTATTATTAGTAGAAAATTCTTTGTTACATCTATCACAAATGTATGTATATTTTGGTTTGTAATTTTGATACATTTCTTGTAATTTTTTATTAGGAAAATTAACTTTAAACCAATTGAACATAAAATCTAAATCTTTCTTATATAATATTTGTATATTATATCCTTGTGATTTTGCAGCATTTAATTTTAAATCTACTAATGGGGTATGAAATCCTTTTATTTCTATGATTGTATTATCTTCTAGAATAAAATCTGGATAATATTTTTTATTATTATCATATAAAATATAGAAATCACATCTTTTGAATTTTATATTATGATGTAAATTATAGATTACCCATAGTAATTCATATGTTGACCCGCAAAATATATTGTTATAATAACCCTGGATAGATCGACCACTATTTTCTCTATATCCTCCGGTGTTACCTTTATTAACATTAGAAATATGTTTCGCAGCACATTCTAGAGAACAACATTTTTTATTCTCTTGGCATGGATTGACATACATAATTTTATTACAAATAATACAATTTTTAATAATTTTAGGCTTCTTTAATTTTTCGGAAGCTTCTTTAAATTTAATCTAATTTTTGATAGATTTCTATAATTTTTCTTTATGTTCTTTAGACCATGATCTGCTATTAGCACATTTTCTAGAACAGAAAGCGCCGGATTTATTATGTAGTGTTTTACATTTAGGACATTCTTTCATAATATTATTTTAAATAAAAAGTTATATATATTGATTATTTAAATAAAATCAATTTAAAAATAAGAGTTCGATTCTCTTACGGAATACCAAATTTTGGATTATCTGCAGCAACTTAATTAGACTTGACTTTTAATCAATAATCTAGAAAGAATAATCCGTTTTATTTGGCTCAGTAGCACAATGGTTAGTGCGTTCGGCTGTTAACCGAGAGGTTATAGGTTCAAGTCCTATCTGGGCCGCCAAAATTTATTCTATGGAAGATTGGCCGAGCGGTTTATGGCATCTGACTCTAAATTAGACGAATCAGAAATGGTTCCGGGGGTTCAAATCCCTCATCTTCCGAAAGGGTTTTAGTATAGAGTTTTTTCGGAAGATGTTTTTTAAAATACTAACAGCAATTATTTGTCGCTGAATGTCGGCGGGTAGCTTAATTGGAAAAGCAGCAGACTGAGAATCTGTATATCTTGGTTCGAATCCAAGCCTTGTAAATAGTATTTTGTTTTATTAAAGTTATATTAAATCAGGATTCAAACAGCAATTATTTTTCTAATTTTTCCTGGTATGAAAAGGGTGTAGGTTCGAGTCCTACTGCGGAATTTCCGTATGGTGTAATGGGAGCATGTAAAAGAAAGAATCCTGATTTAATATAATTTGTTATTGCGATGAATTAGAGCTGGTGCACTAACTGGTCTCATAAGCCATGATTAGGTGGGTTCGATTCTCACCATCGCAACCAATAGGCCGTTAGCTCAGTTTGGTAGAGCAGTAGACTTTTAATCTATTGGTCACTGGTTCGAATCCAGCACGGCCTACCAATTTTATTGGAGTGTAGCCAAGTTCGGTTTAAGGCAACGGGTTTTGATCCCGTCATTCCTAGGTTCAAATCCTAGCACTCCAGCCAAATAATATGTAACACGCAAGTAGGTATGAATCTTCATAAACGGATTATTCTACGGTTTTAGATTAAACGCCTTTGTTGCAAGAGTAAGTGAATATGAGCAACAATACATATTAATTTTTCTCGGATTAGCTCAGTTGGTAGAGCATCTGGTTTGGGGCCAGAGGGTCAAACGTTCGAATCGTTTATCCGAGACCAAATGCCTTTTTAGTTTAACGGTAAAACGACTGTTTTGTAATCAGTTGTTGGGAGTTCGATTCTCTCAAAGGGCACCAATAAGTCTTTAGTATAATGGTATTATGCTGGTCTCCAAAACCATGCGATAAAGGTTCGAATCCTTTAAGACTTGCCATTCTCAATTAGCTCAGCGGTAGAGCAAAGTCTTGATAAGGCTTGGGCCACTAGTTCGAATCTAGTATTGAGAACCAATTTATGTGGCGGTATCATAAATGGTAATGATCTGGATTGTGATTTCAGAATATGTTGGTTCGAAGCCAACTCGTCACCCCAAATAACTATAATAATATTTGTACCTTAAAATTTTATGGAGTAGCTGATTTTGGTTACTCCTTTTTTATTATAGGCGGAGTATATATGAAATATGTGTTTAAATTATTAAATCAGCCTAATACAGATTTAAATTTGAATTTAGATGATTTGTATATCGGTGAGTATCAAAAGAGCATTACAGGTGATCTAGTCATCAAAATTAATTCAAATGTTCAAGAAGCTGAATCGTATGATTTTTTAATTCCAACTGATAAAGCAGAAAAACTTTATACCCGGCAATAAAAAACTATTTACATCTGTTAAAAATTTTGGTATTATATATTTTTGTTAAACAACAAAGAGGAATATAAAATGGCTTGGAATGATGGATATGATAGTTGGAGAACTGCAGAACCAGAACCAACAAAAGCTGAAATGTTTTCAGAAAAATATGTTGAAGAAAAATCTGAAGAAATTGTAAAATTTTTACAAGGATATGATGATTTAGATTTATGCGAATTTGTTGATTGGGATAAACTTGATAAAGTGTTATCAGAAAAGTCTGAAGAAGCATTACAAGACGCAAAAGACCAAGCAAAAATTGATGCATATGAATCTAGATTCGATTATTAATTAAACAAGGTGGCAAATGCCACCTTTATTTTTATGCTAAAAGTTCTTTATATTCTCTAGTTCTATCTTCTAATCCAAGTGTACCGCCATTAACACGTTTTGTTAATAACACAAAATCAGAAATTCCCTAAAGTTTATTTACATCCCAAAAGAATACACCTGTCAAAACAATCAATTTAGCTGAACTTAAAATTTTATCTGGATTCGATAAAATCTCTGGGTCATTTAACCATTTCTAAAATCTTGTGTAATTATCTTTCCCTGTTAATTGAACTACACCACGACCACGATATTTCCAACCGTCGCCTGTCGATGCCGGACCATTTCCCATTCTATTTGCATATACAATATTTGCAATTCCAACCTGGTCAGCTTTTTTAGTTATTACGCCGGCTTTATTTTTGATATAACCATATTGCTATGCAGTTACAACCTAAAAATACTTTGGAAACGTTTTTCTTAAACCATCAGAAGAGTAATTTAAATTTTCCTAAAATTTCTAAAAACCAGCTGATTCGTGGGCACATTGAGCAATAAACATGGCTAACTGATTATCGGTCTAAATACCAGCTTTTTGTACATTCTAAATGATCTCTTGATAAATTCCGGGCAATGCTTTTGGATATAATTTGTTGAACTTTTGTTCTGTTAGTTTAAAAGCCATAATCACCTCATAAAATTAAAGGCAGATAACTTATTGCCATCTGCCTTTATTATTTAATTTTAGTTATTTATTATTTTTGAGATTTGTGGTATTCGATACATTGAGAAGATTCTGGGTTTTTACAGATTTGATCTTCCATTTCAAAATACCCAGCGGCACCTAATGCTAATAAAATAAAAATTAAGTATCTGTATTTGTACAGAAGAACTGATACCTTTTCAGAGAGATCTGCAATTTTTGTTAATAAACTGCGGTTATCATTAAATTTTACGTTTTTCATATTGAACTCCTAGTTGTTTTGTTGTTAAGTTAATTTGTTTTTGTTGTAGATATAATACTACTTTTATCAGTTGATGTAAATAGAAATTTTAAGTTATTTTTAAAATTTTTTCATTAAATTGATATAAACAGGAGGACTTATGTCAAAAGTATATTTTATTTCCGATTTGCACCTTGGTCACCGAAACATTCCGAAGTATCGCGAACAATATGGTGACCAATTTAAAACTTTAGAATCGCATAATGAATTTATTATTTCTCAGATTCAGAAAACTGTTGGGCCTCGTGATACATTATGGATTTTAGGTGATACATGTTTTACTAAAGAAACGCTACCTTTATTAAATGAAATTAACTGCGTTAAACATTTGATTTTAGGAAATCATTGCACGGAACGACTACATATTTCAGAATACTTAAAATACTTTAAAGATATTCACGGAATGTTTAAACATAAATCCGGTATGTGGTTGACTCATGCTCCTATTCACCCAGATCAATTACGTGGTAGATTTAATATCCATGGACATATTCACGGTGATAAATTAAGTATTCAGTCATGGAAATATTTTAACTGCTCTTGTGAAAATATTAATTTTAAACCGATTGAACTTGAAGAAATTCGTGAAAAAATTTGGAATAACTTTCTGTTAAGTAATCAAGATATTTTAACAGAAACAAATATTTCAATTCAAGACATTTTGATTCATAATGGATTTACAATTCATAAAGTAAACAAAATGTTAAACAAAAATCTTTCATTGCCTGAGGTAAATCATGAATCAAAATAAAGAAGCAAAAGTTTTTAATAATCCATTAGGTATTCCATCAGAAAATATCAATGGACTTATTTCAAATGGTGTAAAAGATAGTGTTGAAGTTTCCTCAATAAAATCTATTATCACCAATTATATTAAAGGTAATGATTTACCTGAACATAAAAAGCTTCGATTAATTGAAGCAACAAATAAGTTAATTGTTTTACTTAACTGAGGATAATATGAATTACTTAGCAATGATATTAGGCGCCGTGATTATGTATGGTATTATGGAATTTTTCAAAAAACACAAAATCGTTAAAAAGGATGACAATGAATGAACAAATTAAACGTATCAATTATTTCTTTTGTGCTACTGGCTATTGTCGCTATTTTTGCAATCGGTTCATCGATTTATTCTGTAGATGCTGGCGAGACAGCTATTGTTACCAAATACGGTGAAATCGTTGACCAAAAAACATCTGGATTAAATTTTAAATCACCAGTTGAAAATGTTACATTTTTCAGTACACGCGAAGCTAAAGTAGATTTTGGTGATTTTGATAAAACTAGTGGTGATGTAATTTCTGGATTGTCTGCATACACAGCAGACCAACAAACCGCAACTGTTGCTTTAACTGTTACTTACCAGATTCACGATCCTGAACAAGTTTATACACGATACAAAACAACAGAAAACATGATTAACACTTTGTTGTCACCTAAAGTTCGTCAACAACTTGAAATCGTATTTTCTAAATATACCGCTCAAACAGCAATTCAAAATCGTGGTGAATTTGGCGCAGCATTAAGATCTGGTATTCAAGATGCGTTTAAAGGTTATCCATTAATTATTACTGATGTTCAATCTGTTATTAATTTCTCAAAAGAGTATGAAGCACGTATTGAAGCTTCTGTTAATAAAGATGTTGAAATCAGAAATAAAGAGCGTGAAACTCGAATTGCAATGGAAGAAGCACGCGCTCAAAAAGCAAGAGCTGAAGGTGAAGCCGCTGCAAGATTAGCGTTAGCTGAAGGTGAAGCTAAACAAAAAGTTGTTCAAGCAGATGCTGATGCTCATGCAATTAAAGTTAAAGGGGAAGCTGAAGCTGCAAATGTAAAAGCAATGGCAGATGCACTTGCTAAGAATCAAGAACTTGTTGCTCTTGAAACCGCAAAACGTTGGGATGGTAAATTGCCAACATATTTGCCTCAAGGTACTATGATGCCATTTATTAATTTACCGAATATGCCGCAAGCTGTTCAAAAATAATTTTATAAATTCTTAAAATAATAGTTTACATCCTCATTTGTTTTTGGTATTATAGATACATCAAAACAACAAATGAGGAATTTTTATTATGGAAACATTAGAATTTACAGGTGATAGCGAAGAACTTATTCTTGAAAAATTTAAGGATGGCTCTGTAGAATTGTCTATTGAATATGAAACACCTGATTGGGGATCACCAGACGACCCAGCTTTTGTTACAGCATCGTTTACTCTTCCAAAAGAACAAGTCGCTTCTTTGATTAAATTTCTATCTGAAAAATTAGAGGATTAAAAATTGACTACTTTAGAACTTGAAAACGAATATAAACAAGATATACGTGAAAAATTGACTCTTGAAAAATTAGAAAATGGTTCTATTTTAGTGACTGCTCTCCAGGAAGAAGATTGTGATTCATGTTGGGTAGATAACGCATTATTTAGTATGACTGAATATACTTTATCAAGAGAACAAATCAAAGAAGTTATTGAATTTTTAACAAAAAGTTTAGAAGGAAAATAAAATGGGTGGTAAAGCATTTCAAGGTTTATCTAGAATGACTGAAGCTGGATATATTTTTGCTACAAATGTAGTTGCTAAACATATGAACCTAATTGGTTTACATAATTCTTATTTTCCAAAAACATTTAGAAAAGAAAGTTATGGTGATGTTGATGTATTTTTAAAATGTGATGATAAAACATTATTTGAACAAGATACAGGTCTTTTGAATATTATTGACAAAAGAACAAATGGTAATTCAGTTCATTATCTTTGCGAAGTTAAATTAGATTTAGATACATCATTTAAATTCCAAGTTGACTTGAATTACTGTGATAATCCATTATTCCAAGCTGAATATTTTTCTTACGGTGGATTATGTGTATTTTTAAGCTTAACCGCAAAAACACTTGGTTTAAAATTTAGTAATAAAGGGTTATTTTTAGAAAAAGAATATATTAATCTAAAAGGTCGCAAAGAAGAACCTATTACAATTTTAATTGATAGTTCTTTTGATAGAATTCTTCAAAAATTAGGATTCAGTCCAATCGAATTCAGTAAGCTAACTAATTTTGAAGAAGCCGTTTTATTTTTGAAAAAGTCGAAATACTTTAATGTTTATGAAATTTTAAACGCAAAAATTAAGCAAAATTTTGAGTTATTAGATTATTTCAAAGATAATTATTTACGATTATCCACAACATATAAAAATGATTATTCTTTTTCTGTTAATTCTGTAATCAACTATTCTTATTTAGCACATAAATTACGATTACTTATTAAGCAACGACGAGCTAAAGAACATTTTAATAATCGATTTAAATTTAATCGAATTTATAAATTATCAAAATATTTGTTATCGCAAAATCTAATTAACAAAACTTTAACAAATGAAGAAATTGGTGAAGTTATTAAAATTGCAAAAGATAGATACTCGTCTGATAAATTACGATATGAATCGCGAGCCTCATTCGTTGCTATGTTAAAAGATACTATTAAATGGTATGTAAGTGATAAATAAAAGTTATTCTTAATCAAAACAGATTAAAATAAAAATCTCAATTTCCGATAAACAAACAAGAAGGATAAAATTATGTCAGCATTATTTCAAGCATTAACTGCAACTCCAACAGTATATACCCAAAATGGTATGCCAACTCTAGCAACATCCGGCAACGAACTTTTGGATTTGTTCGGTATTATTGGTAATCGTAATTTCAATTTTGAATATAACAATCATAAAATTGAAGTTGCAAAAACAACAGATCCTGTATTAACCGGCCGTTTATTTTTATGGGCACGTGATTGTCGTGGTGGTGCAGGTCATCGCGATCCTATCCGTAAATTAATTTTAAAATATGCTGGAAGCGATTTAAAATTTGCATTAGCATTAGCCGCTAAATTGCCTGAAGTTGGTTATTATAAAGATTTAATTTATCTTTATGAAAACACTTTTTCAAAAGAAGAATTTTCTGCATTTAAAACGGGTATTGTTGATTTGATCATCATTGAATTAACCAATGCATTAAAAGAAAAACGTTTTTCATTATTAGCTAAATATATGCCTCGAAAAGGTCAAACTGCTGTAATGCTACGTAATGAATTAAAATTATCACCTAAACAATATCGTAAACTTGTAGTTCAATTATCAAAAACTGTTGAACAACAAATGTGTATGAAAGAATGGGATAAAATTAAATTCGAAAATGTTCCATCTGTTGCAATGATGCGTTATCGTCGTGCTTTTGAACGTCATACTTTTAATTACGAAGAATTCCAAAATAAAGTGGCTAAAGGTGAAACTAAACTTAACGCAGCACAATTAACCCCAGGTGAAATTGTATATCAAGTTGAGCAAACTTCTCGTTCTGAGAGCACTCAATTAACATATTTGCAAAATGCGTGGAATTCATTACCGGATTATCTTGATAATTCAACTGAACGTTGGTTACCTGTAATTGATGTATCTGGCTCAATGACAACTCAAGCAGGTAATACAAATATGACTTGTATGCAAATTGCAATGGGTCTAGGTGTATATTTGTCAGAACGTAATAAAGGAATCTTCCAAGAACAATTTATTACATTCTCAAGTAATCCAGCTTTCGTTGATATGAAAGGCAAAAAATTCCAAGACATCAAAAATAAATTTGATTGGATTGCTCGACAAAATTGGGATATGTCAACCAACCTAGAACGAGTGTTTGATTTAGTATTAAATGCAGCTGTTAAAAATTCTATTAAAGAATCGGAAATGCCAACTAAAATTGTTATTTTCTCTGATATGGAATTTAACTCCGCAACCCGCAATTCAAATGATCGTGCGTTAACTATGATTAAACGTCGTTATACAGAAGCTGGTTATGAAATGCCTCAATTAGTTTTTTGGAATTTAGCTGGTCGTGGTAATAACATGACAGTTAATATTAACGATAAAGGTACTTGTCAAGTTTCTGGTTATAGCCCAGCTGTGTTGAAAAACTTAACTAATTTGGAAGCATTTACTCCGATGTCTGTGATGCTACAAACATTAGGTTCAGATCGTTATTCATTTTAAAAGTAAAGGAGGGAAACCCTCCTTTTTATAATGAGGAAATAAATGGAAGATAAAGTTGTTGAAATGACAGATGAAGTTGCAAATAAGTTAATTGAAAATATTCAAAAATCCATTGATAAAGAAAACAATACAGAAGTAAAAATTTGGCATGACCCTAATACAGATATGTTAAAAATTGAAACCGAAAATTATTCATTTTATCAAAACGTTTGGGATTTTTCAATTAATGATGTTATTGAGTTGCTTCAATCATTAGGTCATAGTACATTCTTAAAGGAATTTAATTACGATGAATAAGTTAACAAAAGAACAAACTTTTATTTCGATGGCATTATCGATGGCAGGACTATCAAAATGTGTTTCCCATAAAGTTTGTGCTTTAATTGTTAAAGATAACCGTGTAATTTCAACTGGTATTAACGGTACTGCCCATGGTAGAATTAATTGCTGCGATTATTGCGAAACCAAGGGATGGTTAAATGACGACGGTACATTAAATCAAGTATTCCGTCAAGACCATTCTAAATGGTCTAAAATCAATGAATTACATGCAGAGTTAAATGCAATTTGTAATTCAGCAAGACTCGGTATTTCACTTGAAGACTCAGAAATGTATTGTACATTAGCTCCGTGCACTGATTGCGCTAAAATTATTAGTTCTGCTGGGATTAAAAAATTATATTATTATAAAGAATATGATAATCCAAACCAACAGGATTTATCATGGAAGCAGATTCTAGAAGAATCTGGTGTTAAAGTAGAAAAGGTTGACTTATGACAAATAAATATGATAGCTTAACAGAAGCTCAAAAAACTAAAGTACGTAAACATTTATCTGGCTTATTTTTAAATGGTAATGTTTCATTTAGATTTTACAAAAAAGACGGAACACTTCGCGATTCTGTTGGCTGCTTAGATCAAGCAGTAATGGAAGCAAATAATGCTTTACCGAAAGAAAAATCAGAACCAGAACAAAAACCGATTAATTTAAATGTGTTTAAGTATTTTGATTTAGATAAAAAAGCATGGCGATCATTTAATTTATCATCCCTAGAAGATGTAATGGAAGTTAAATTTGATGATTTGATTGATAAAATTATTTTAAATCCTTAATTGGATTTTAGGTTCCGGGATTTATTCCCAGGTTTTATTAACCCTTAAATTATTAAAGGTTATTATGTCAGACAAACAATTTCATATTGTTCCCCTCGCTATCGGTGAATTTGTTGTTCTAGAAACATTTGCAGTTCATCCTGATAATTTAGAAGAAACTACTGATTCTGGTATTGTAATTTCAACACAAAAACAGGATTTTTCTAAAGCATTGCCTAGATATGCTAAAGTCGTGTCGAAAGGTTCTTTAGTACCAGATTCAGAATTAAATGTTGGTGATTTTGTTGTATTTCCTTTAGGCGGTCATGCTTCAAATATTGAAGATCCTCGTATCGTAAATGGACAAAAAATTACTGAAAAAGAAAAGCGTCAATTTTCATATGTTTATTGGAAAAATATTGGCGCACGTTATATTCAAGAATAAATTAAAAGGAAAATAAAATGTCATATATTGATTTAGAACGACCAAATGCTCCGACTTTCGAAACACAAGAAAAAGTTCGCAAAATTATTAAAGACGCATTAACTGCACAACGTAAACATTACGATAAAGAATGGCCTAAAGATCAAGGAAATTCTGTAATTGATATTTTATCTTATGCAGTTGATAATATTGCTGGAACTAAACGTGTATTATATTCATTACCGGAATTCACTGGTTCTAACTACTCTGCAATGTATCATTTAGCACATGCTAAACGTTTACATCATTCTGTAGTTACTTTCTTGAAAAAAGAACTCGCGTTTTTAGCACCAGTAGAACAAACCGAAACTAAATAATAAGGGAACAACAAATGGCAAAATTAAAAGCATCAACTAACAAAAAAGCTCGTTTTCAAGTTTATGAAAAAGAAAACCGTTTTGCAAAAAATAAAAAACGTGATTTAGAACGTCATTTAAAATTACACCCAAATGATGAAGTTGCAAAAGAAGCAGTTAAAAATATTCCAGCTAAACCAAGCCGTAGCACTCATGTTTCATCTGGTGTCACAGAATTTAAAGAGATCACTAATAAAACATTAGTGAAAGGTAAATGGATTGATGTTGTTGAACGTAAAATTCGTGTTAGTCGTTTAGATAAACAAATTGCTAAATTAGTTAAACGAGCTTTAGTGTTTAAAGATCCAACTTTAAAAGCTAAAGATGAATCCTTTAAACAACTTTCTTTAGCAAATGGTTTAAAAACTGCTCATGAACATTTCGATCGTATTCGTAAAGAAAAAGAAGAACGCAGTAAGAAGCAAGTTAAATCTGTTGGTAAATTAAAATAAAATATGTAAGGAAGCAAATGCTTCCTTAATTTATAGAGGTATAAATGAAAAAAGTTATCATTACAGATGTAGATGGAGTTATTTCCATGTGGAGTTCCATGTTACCATTTTTTGCCCAAGAAAAAGGTATTGATTTGTCTGAAATTTTAAAGTGTCAACGCACCGAGGAATTTATCCATACAAAAGATCTCTTTAAATGCACACCAGAACGAGCTAGAAAACTTAAACATGAATACCATAATTCTAATTGGATTCGCTATTTAACTGCTTATAATGATGCTCTAGATGTTTTAAATTCATTAAACAAAGATGAATATAAAGTCATCGCAGTTACTGCGTTGGATAATACAGATACTGCTTTAGAGAATAGATCTTATAATCTAAATGTTTTATTTCCAGGTGTATTTTCTGAAATTCATTTAACTGATAATGATAAATCTGCCGCATTTAGAAAAATTATTGGGTCAGAGATTGAAAACGGAAATAGAATTATCGCGTATGTTGATGACCTCGCTCATCATATTGATACATTTAATGAAGAATACAAAATGTTTTATGATATGACTGGACAACCTAAAACATTTTTCCTAGCTAGAGGTAAAAGAGATAAAATGCCAAGTTTAAATTATTATAGTTCTGTGTATAATGTAAAAGATTGGTATAACATAAAGGAAAAATTATTATGAGTTTAAAAGAACGACTTTTAAAACGAAGTACATTAAAATCAACAGCAGTTTTTGCTGAACAGGAATTATTTTAGTTTGACAAAATTCCAACAGAAGTTCCTTTAATTAATTTGGCTTTAACTGGTAAGTTTGACGAAGGTGTAACACCGGGTTTAACTGTTTTAGCAGCCCCTAGTAAACATTTTAAATCAATGCTTGGTCTTGTAATGGTCGCGGCGTATTTAAAAAAATACGATGATGCCGTTTGTTTATTTGTAGATTCTGAATTCGGCGCATCTAAACAGTACTTCAAAAATGCGGGAATTGACCCGGAAAGAGTTATTCACATTCCTGTGTTAAATGTTGAAGAAGCAAAATTTGAATTAACTGCTCAATTAGATGAAATTCAAAAAGGTGATCACGTTATTATCTTTATGGATTCTATCGGTAACCTTGCATCTAAAAAAGAAGCAGATGATGCATTAGATCAAAAAAGCGTCGCTGATATGGGGCGTGCTAAACAAATTAAGAGCTTATTCCGTATTATTACTCCTCATTTAACCTTGAAAAATATTCCGATGGTAGCGATTAATCATACTATTCAAACGATGGAAATGTTTTCAAAAACGGTAATGACCTCAGGCACTGGCGTTATGTACAGTTCTAATACAGTTTTATTTGTAACTAAAGCCCAAGAAAAAGAAGGTACGGAGCTTGTTGGATATAATTTCACGTTAAAAGCAGAAAAATCAAGATTTATTAAAGAAGGGTCAAAATTACCATTAACAGTAACATTTGATAAAGGTATTAATAAATATTCCGGTTTATTTGATTTAGCTTTAGAATTAGGATTCATTCACAAAAATTCTGCGGTAAGTTATTCAAGAATGTTTTTAGATAAAAACACAGGTGAACTTGTTCCAGAAGATAAAAAATGGCGTCGTAAAGAAGCTGATTGCAAAGAATTTTGGGAACCTATGTTAAATGATGAATACTTCAAAGAAACAGTAGAAAAACATTATTTACTAGATGCTCCTACATTTTCAACATCAGAAGCAGATGAACTTGTAAGTGAAGATGAATAATTTATCATTTCAAGAAATACAAAATTATATAGGGGAGCTGGAACGCTCCTCTTATAAAATAGTTATAGATGGCATTAATGTCTATATTATTGATATGAAATACGTGAACGGTAAATTGGATTTATCTTATATCTGTTTTGACCAAAGATCAAAAACTCCAGAATTTGATTTAAAAATCAGAACAGCTGTTCAAAGTTTAATTAATAAAGAAATTCAACAAGGACAAAAATGGTACAACATCTTATCTTCGAAAATCTATGCTTTAATAAAGATTATTAGAAAACTGTTTGGCCTTTCCTAAAAAGAGAATATTTTAATTCCAATCAAGAAAAGATTATTTTCGATTTGTTTAATTCTTATTATGAGAAATATAAACAAATGCCAAGTAAAGAATCTTTGTTAATTGATTTAGCTGCTAAAACTGGAATTAATACTGCAGATCATGATTCTGTAAAAGAAACTATTTCTTCTTTTAAAGAAAAAACAAATAACTTGCAATGGTTAATCGATACCACAGAAAAATTTTGTAAATCACAAGCAATTTTTAATGCTCTTTCAGAGTCTATTATAATCCAAGAAAATTTTAAAAAGGACGAATCACAAAGATCATCTAAAATTCAAGATATCGGAGCTATTCCGGATATTCTTAAAAATGCTTTATAGGTATCATTTGATAGTTCTATTGGTATGGACTATTTTAACGATGCAGAATCTAGATATCAGTCTTATATTCAAAAAGTAGATAAAATTCCATTCCAATTAGACATCCTAAATAAAATTACAAATGGCGGTGTTGAAAGAAAAACATTAAATCTTGTTATGGCTGGAACTAATGTTGGTAAATCTATCTGGCTTGTTAATATGGCGTCTCAGTATGTACAACAAGGATATAATGTTTTATATATTTAGATGGAAATGTCTGAAAAAGTTGTTGGTAAACGTATTGATGCAAATATTTTAAACGTATCGTTAGAAGATTTTGAAACTTTAACAAAAAATACATTTTTAGATCGTTTTAGCAATTTATAGAATACTAAAAAACTTGGTAAATTATTCATCAAAGAATATCCTACATCAAGTGCTCATGTTGGCCATTTTAGAACATTATTAAATGAATTATCATTAAAGAAAAATTTTGTTCCGGATGTAATTTGTGTAGACTATTTGGGTATTTGCGCATCCTCAAGAATTAGATCTGGCGCTGAAAACAGCTATGCTTTAGTTAAAGCAATTTCTGAAGAAATACGTGGATTAGCTGTAGAACAAAATTGTGTCGTTTGGTCTGCTACTCAAACTAACAGAGGTTCATGGGAAAATTCTGATTTTGGTTTAGAAGCAATTTCTGAATCTACCGGTCAAGCAATGACCGCTGATATGATTTTGGCGTTAATTGAAACAGAGCAATTAGCTTTACAAGGTCAACAAATGGTTAAACAACTTAAATCTAGATATGCTGATAGAAATCAGAATTCTCATTTTATTTTAGGTGTATCGAAATCTAAACAAAAATATTTTGAATGTGAAACTCAACAAGTAAATTCACAACAAAATAAAATTGAAGAAACTAGTACAAAACTTGAAAAACAAGTTGTACAAAATAAGCTTCAAACATCACAAGAAAAACGATCAAGTATGGAAGAAATACAATGGTAAAATAGTTAAAACAATTAGTTGAAGAAGTTGTAGCTGGCGATGCTGGCGGGAATCCTTAGAATATTGCTTCCGGAACAAATTCTGGTGCAATTGTAAATAAAGGCCCAGAACCTATTGGTAGAAAGAAAAAGATTAAAGAATCTGAAGATGTCAAAGATTCTAAATAAAATAAGTAATTTTTAATAAAGTCTATTGTATAATTATTATATGATAGACTTTTGTTTTAATTATTATGAACGATAATTTATTTTTTGAAATTCAAAAAGCAATAGAAGTATGTTCTACATTTGATAGATATAGACTAGTTCGGTGGAGCCCATTGAAAATTAATTGTCGGTGCCCACTATGCCACGACAGTCAGAAATCTAAAATAAAAGCAAGATTTTGGGTAAATGAAAAAGATGGTACTTTATTAGTGGGTTGTTTCAACTGCGGCCATCATTCAAATTTTACTTCATTTTGTAAAGATTATTATCCAGAAATATTCAAAGAACTGATGTTTCAAAAATATAATAAAAATAAGCCTAATGATCAACCTAAACTAGAAATACCAAAAGAACATGGTAATTCATTAAAAGTATCAGAAAAATCTAATATAGAAATACAAGTAAGAAAATATTGTAAATGCGTTAAAGAATTACCCGAATCGCATCCTATTGTAAAATATATTAAGAACAGGCAAATTCCTGAAGAATTTTATGATTACTTTTGGTTTACGAATAAATGGCAAGAATTAGTTCATGCAATTCAACCAGAATCATATAAAGATCCTAAACCTGAGTACAGATTAGTGATGATTATAAAGGATTTTGATAAAAGATGGACGGCTATTCAAGGTAGATCATTAGAAGATAACCCTAGAAATAAGTATATCACAATCAAAGAATTTGATACTGCAAATAAAATTTTTGGCTTAGATAAAGTTGATATTAATAAAACAGTATTTTTGGTTGAAGGTATTGTAGATTCTTTGTTTATAGATAATGCAATCGCTATTACAGGCGGCTCATTAAATTTCGATGAAATCCCGATTAAAAAAGAAAATAGAGTATGGTGTTGGGATAATGAACCTTATGCAGAACATACTATAAAAAGAATTGAAAAAGCCGTAGAAAATAATGAGAACATTGTGTTATTTGATAAAACTCAATGGTCCTCAAAAGATATTAATGACCTGATTACAAAAGAACATATTAGTCAAAAAGAAGTTAATGATTATCTTAAGGATAATATTATAAATGGTCTAATGGCTCAACTTAGATTTAAACAATGGAGAAAAGTATAATGTCAGAATTTAATAGTTGTGCTTCTTTAATTAATAAAGAAGATTATGAAAAAGCAAAATTAGAATATGAACGTGAATTAATCGCAGGTCGCGATCCGTTATGTGTTCTATTTGGTATGCAAAAATCATTACAAGATAAACTTGCTGATTCATTAGGTCGTATTCCTAAAATTGAAGATATTAAAACCAAAGGCCAATTATATGATTGGATGGAAGATCAAGAATTAGCTTTACGCGATGAACACCGCGAATTAGTTGAAGCTATTGCTGGTATGGAAAAACCGGAAAAAGATCGCTCTGCAATTTGGAAAAAATGGAAAGCTAAATATAATGAAATCAGAAATGAACCTATTTCTAGCTTAAGTGATTTTGAACAAAAAGAACTTAAATTTGAAATCATAGACGCCCTACATTTTTATATCAATAAGCTATTAGCACTAGGTATTGATCCAAAAGAAATGTTTATTCTTTATTACCTAAAAAATAAAGAAAATTTTGCTCGTCAAGAACGGAACTATTAATATGCAAGCTAAATGGAAATCACCTTTAAAGTATTTGCCTACAGAAGGCGCTAGAACTATTGTTTTATATTATAAAAATGGTTTTAAAAACACGGAAAATAATTTAGAATTTTGTTGCTGTGTTTATCAAAAAGGTAAATTTTATTCTATCGAAACTCAGGTTTCAAAAGATGTTTATAAATGGGATTATTTGGAATCTCAATTTTCACTTATGGAATTTTGGAAAAGTCTTAAATTACCACAATTAAAAGAAGGGCTTCCTGCATGAAATCATTTATTTTTGATACTGAAACGTTAGGTAAATCTCCTGATGGTGTAATTCTTGATATCAGTTGTTTAGTTGTTGATTTAGACCAAGTAGAAGCCCCACCAAAATTTATGGATTTAGTTAAAGCTGGTAAACAATGGAAACTTGATGTAAAAGATCAACTTAAATTAGGTCGTAAAACTGATCCTAAAGTTATTGAATGGTGGAAAGGTAAATCCGATGAAGCTAAAAAAGTTTTAGTTACAAACGGAACCGAAGTAAAACTTAATGATGCTCTTGATGAATTTAGTTTATATCTAACATCAAACGGAATTGACCAAAAAACTTCATTAGGTTTTTGTAGAGGAATGTCGTTCGATTTCCCATTACTGGTTCATAGTTTAGCTCAAAAATATAATCAAGATACTTTTGAATATGAACCGTGCAGATTTTGGAACCAACGAGATATCAGATCTGTTATTTCTGGTTTATTACTTGATGATAAACGAACAACTACTCCATTAAGAAAAGGTATTCTCCAAGGATTTGTTAAACATAATAGTTTACATGATATTGCGAAAGATGCATTGATGATTATTTATGCTAAACGTTATGCTCTTGGTTTAGAAGAATTACCATTAAATGATGAAGTAGATCCAGAAAGTTTATAAAAAATCTTAAAAATTTTCAAAAAATCTATTTACATCCTCATTTGTTCTTGATATTATAGCTACATCAAACAACAAATGAGGATTTTAAAATGAAAACAGAACGTGATTTAGTATTAGATTTTTTCGATGCAACTGAAGTTTCACCATGTGGTTGCAAAGCTGTAGTAAATAATCGTTGGGAATTTATTACAGACTTAATCGTTAAATACCGCAGAAATCAAAAATCTAAACAAACTGCAAAAATCAGACAACAAAAAATCGTAGCTGAATTTAATTTAGTTAGAGATACATTAGTATCAGAAGTCGAAGATTTTTGTAATGATTTATTTAGAAATAATGAAGATATCGTGGTTTTTGTAAATAGATCATCTGTTAATGTGTTTGACCCAATTACACAAACAACAGTTTACACAATGTTATCACCTATTTCGCATTGTATTTGTTTTAAATCAAAAACAGTAGAATTTTCTGCAATCAAAGATTTAGCTAAATCGTTAAATTATAATGTTGCTAAAAGTAAACATGAAGAGTGTATGGTAAATCAGTTAAAAGAAACTCGTGAAGTAGCTGAAGCAATTTTCGATATTTTATTAAAAGTTCGTTATGAGTAATATTCAATTTATTTTACAAAAGCTTAAACAGAAATGTTCTGATAAGGTATTTGAGGAAATCATAACAGATATCAAGCAGTTAAATGAGGACCAACGAGCTGCGTTGGTTACCTCTATCAATATTTTGTATAACACAAGGGATTCTGTTTGCATTTCTGGCCCTGCTGGCACAGGTAAAACATTTTTGACTAAAGTTTTATTAAAAATTTTAGAATCATTATATGATTCATCAAAGATTGCGTTATCTGCTCCTACACACCAAGCTAAAAAAGTATTAGCAAATAGTTCTGGTCGAGATGCATTTACTGTCCATTCATTATTTAGAATTCTGCCTAATCTTGAAGAAGACCGAACAGAATTTACTCAACGTGGTGATGACCTTCCTAAATTACAAGATATTTTGTTTTTAGTTATTGATGAAGTGTCAATGATTGACGAGAAGTTATTTAAAATCATTTATGAAAAACTTCCAATGAATACACGGATTATTGCTTTAGGAGATCCTTATCAATTAGCACCGGTGAATTCTGAGTCAATTTCATTGTTCTTTACTCACAAAGATTTTACTCAAATAAAGTTAACTAAAATCATGAGACAATCGTCTGGTTCACCAATTATTGAACAAGGTGATAATATTCGTAGACGAGTGCAAAATAATTTAGTAACATCAAATGATGGGAAAAATGGAATCTTTGGGTTTAATACTGAACAAGAATTTTTAGACAAATACTTAAGTATTGTTAAATCTGCTGATGATGCTATTGATAATAGAATTATTGCTTACACTAATAATAAAGTTAATGAGCTTAATAATATTATTAGAAGAGTTATTTACAAAACTGATGATCAAATAGTAAAAGGTGAATTACTTGTATTACAACAAGCAGTAATGAACGATAACGAATCTGTTTTTGATAACGGAGAAATTTTAAAGGTTCTTAATATTAAAGAAAAACACCAGTATTTTTTCTTTCCTGAGTCAAAAGATGAAATAAAGGTTAAATATTATAATATTGAAGTATTATCTTTAGATACTAGTTGTTCTCATTTTATTAATATCATTTCTGATGAAGATATCGGCGATTTTAATTTTAAAATGCATTGCGAAGCTTCACAATTAAAATTAAGAAAGAAAAAACAACCTTATATTAGACTAGGCCAAGAGTGGAAAGAATGGTGGGCAAACAAAAATTTCTTTGTTGAAACTAAACCTATTTTTGCATCTACTGTTCATAAAGCACAAGGTGTTAGTTTAGATAATTGCTTTGTCTACCAAAATGATTTTGATAAAGCTAGATTAGTTGATAATTATTATCAATTATTATATGTAGCAGTCACTAGAGCAAAGAATAATATTTATTTTGTATAAGAAGTTCTGGCGAAACTTCTTTTAAACTATAATAGGAGAATAAAGGATAATGTCCTCAAGGTTACTATCGAAATGTTTAATTGTAATTGCTAGTTTAATTACTTTTAACGTGCATGCGTCTAATCACAATAACCCAAAAGACTGGGAATTTTCAAAAGACCAAATTAATGTATTAAAACATGTTAAACAGAAATGTAATTCTAAAGGTGTTAATGGGGATTTATGTGCTGCGATTGTTTGGCATGAATCATCTGCGGGAAAGAATAAAATCGGTGGAGGCTCTGTTGGAAATTTTCATAATCAAGTTAGCACTGTTGTGAATAGAGAAAAAGAATGGAAAAAGATTAAAGATTCTAGATACTCTGGTTTTGTTTCTAGATCTACCGTTAAAAATAAATTATTAAATTCTGTTGATTATGAGGTTAAACATGCGTCTGCCCAATTAGGTGAATGTAAATCTCATTTGTCAAAAATCCATAAGTTTAATAACCAGAATATGTTATCTTGTTATAACGGCGGATTAAACGGATATAAAATTCCTGCTGCAAAAACGTATGCAAAAAATGTGTTAAAGAAAAAAGATTATCTTAAACAAAAAGGAGTTTAACTGTGCTGAACTTTTTAATTTAGAACACTAAATTTATTTTAGCTGTTTTAGCACTTCTATTAAGTGTATAGGGATATTTTAATTATCAACAATAGGTTACCATTAGCTCATTGAATTCTCGTGTTCTAGACGTTTCTAATGAGCTTAAAGATGCTAAATTAAAAATATCTAAGCTTGAAGAAATTGAAAAATTTAGAGTAGAGCAGATTAATAAATGGGAAAAAGAATCATTAGAAAAAGAAACAGAACTTGCGAAAGCAACTACTACAATTTTAAATCAACAAAATAAATTAGATTCATTATCAAAGGATAAATGGGAAAAAGTTGAATTTACTAATGATTGTAAGAAAGATATTAACATTCTGAAACATCATGCTTTAGACATTAAAGGAAACTGGAAATGAAAAAGTTAATATTTTTATTTTAGATTGTATTATTAGGATGTATTTAGTGTACATAGAAGCCTGAAGTACAAGTTGTGAAGGTTCCTGTTTATAGTTGTCCTATAGTAGAAATTCCAGAAAAACCTAATTTAGCATTAAATGATATTAATGAAAAATCTTAGGATTCATTTGTGTTAAAATCTTATGGTAGATCTATTGATCAACTCATAAATTATTAGAATTCACTTATCAGTATTATACAAAAACAAAATGAGTTATCAGAAAATAGTAAATTACATCAAAATGATAAATGACATCAAAAGAGATTTGAATTTACTTAAAGAATATGATATCCACTTTGAATATCAAAACGGGCTTGGATTTATTTGTTCAAGCCCGTTCTTTTTTAACTTTTATTTTTTAATAGTTCTTTTTGATGGGGGTTATCAAATAAGAACATACAGAAATGGGTTATTAGAGTATAATTTCAAAGAGCGAGAATACTTTTCATATTTTTTAATTAAAGATATTATAAACATTATCAACAAGGAAATTGAACATGAACTTGGGATTGAATAAATTTTGGATTACGGTTGGTATATCTGGCTCCGGAAAAACATTTTACTCTAAGTTTTTGACAAAAAATTTTGATTTTGCAAATGTTAATAATGATGATATCAGAAGAAGCTTATTTGGAATAGATCATTGGGATAAATACGATTTTAGATTAAATGAAAAATTGGTTACTAAAATTAGAAAAGATATTATCAACAGACTAATAGAAGATTCTAGGAATATTATTGTTTCAAATATTCATCTATCAGAAAAACATCTTAAATATTACAAGAAATTGGCTGAAGACAACGGATATAATTTTAAAGTTATTTTGTTAGATACACCGTTAGATGTTTGTTTAGCCCGTAATCGTAAAAGAACGGAAATGCAATTAAGAGATGAACGAATAGTTAGTCAACATATAGAATTTTGTAAAATATATGAAACTATTCTAAAAGAATACGATTATGAAATTATAAAATGGAGAGAATGATGTTAGAAAAATTTTTAAAATTAGAAGATGATTCTATTTTATATACAAGTGCTATTGTTGATGAAATTAATTTTAGGCTTGATGAAAAAGATCGTATACCATTTGCTCCATTTAAAGAACTTGCCCCTACATGTAATCCTATTGATTATATTAACAGCGTAGAAAATCTTCTAAATTATATATCAGATAATTATTCTACAAAAGTAGATCCTGAACGACCATTTTTGTATGAATTAAACTATACTGATAAACTAACTTTACAAACTTTTAAATTATCAAATTATAATAAGTTATCTAGTGAAGTTAATCCAAAAATTCGTAATTATATTTTTGAAGTTGTCGATTACTTTAAACGTAATGGTATAACCAATTTTGATGGCAAGATCACATTTTGTTTTAACAAAAAAGATTTGTTTGTTTACTTATTAAGAGTTAAGGAAAACGATGTAGACTAATTTAAAACAATTAAAACAAATTGGATTTTAGTTTTTGACTGATGTTTAGTTGGACCAATATGGTTTATTAAAAATAAATGATAATGATGCAAAAAATTAGGTTTATGCTATTTACATCAACGATAAACTGGTTTATATTGGTAAAACAAAACGATGGAGAAAACGTTGGGATACCTATAGAAATGCTATTAACTGGGTATCTGGTAATTCATCTAATGTTAAAAAGACATCTTTAATAACAGAAGCCATAAAACAGGGTTATGATATAAAGGTTTATTATAAACAAGCAATTTTTTAGCATTCTTTTAAAGATTTTGATAATAATGAACTTATTGTTTAGACATTGTTAGAAGAAGAAAAAAGAATGATTAAAAAATTTAAACCAAAGTGGAATATTCAGCATGCAACTAACTAAAAAAGATCAAAAAACTATCAAATCATTATTTGATAATTTAATGAATTTATGTTCTGATGATAGCAATACGTTTTTCTTTGTAGATGCTACAAGTTCAATGCAATCTAAATTCAGAATTTTTTCTTATTATATTGCAAGTTATTCTGAGTGGTTAAAACCAGATGCCTTGGAATGCCGCGGTATTATGTTTGAACTTGATGACAACAATAATCCTATTCGTATTGCAGCAAGACCGCCTAAAAAATTCTTTAATCTTTTTGAAAATCCATTTACGGAAGATATTAAAGATGACCAAGTCGGTTTAGCTTTTAAAAAAGAAGACGGCTCATTAATCAGTTCATTTATTGATAAAGGTGAATTGTTTTTAAAATCTAAAGGTTCTTTATTTTCTCAACAAGTTTTAGATGCTCAAAAATGGTTATATGATGAACGCCGTAAACCTTTACTTGAATGTTTAAAATGGTATGCCGAAAATGGTATTACTATTAATATGGAATGGGTATCCCCAGATAACCGTGTTGTATTAACATATGAAGAACCTAGACTTATTATTTTAAATGCAAGACATATTATCACCGGTGAATATATTGATCTTGAAGATTTAGTCAAAGATCAAACGATTAATCAATATATGGTAGACAATCACCCATTCGAAACGATTAACGAATTGATTAAAGAAGTTCAAGAATTAAAAGATCAAGAAGGATATGTTGTTTACAATTCAAAAGGTGCAGAACCTGTATTTAAAATTAAATGCCCATGGTATGTTCATTTGCATTCTGTAAAATCTTCTGTTAGTTCTGATAAAAATTTATGGGAAGCAGTTGCTGAAGGTGTTTCTGATGATATTAAAGCACTATTTGAAACAGATAAAGCATCGCTAGACAGAATCGCTAAATTTGAATCTATTTACAAAAAGCAATTTTCTTTTGTGTATAAAACTGCGATTGACATTTATAATAAATTACGTGGCAATAGTAGAAAAGATTATGCAATTGAATCTCAATCAATTTTAAATGAAATTGGTTATCCTCAATTGTTTAATATTGTAATGCGTTTGTACTTAAATGGCCCAGACGAATCAATCGTTGGTTTAATTAAGGATCATTTAGTTAAATTTATTGATGTGTATTTGGAGTTATAATTATGATTGATATCAGAGATGAAAATGCTTTGCCTATTAGCATTACTCTTATTAAGAAAGTTCAAGACCAGTATTCTTTGCAAATGATGAATGCTTCTATGCAATTCAAAACTGCGATTGACAAAAATAAAAGCATTGAACGACAAGTTTTTGGTTATCTTAAAGGAAAGGAAATTTTTACAGGATTAGTTGATATTATTATTACTAAATTTAGCAGAGATGCTCTGTTAAGATTAATGAATCATGAACCTTATCAAAATTATTCTGAATTAATTAAAGAATTTCAAAAAACAGAAGAAAAGATTTTGTCATTATCCGTTTGGATTAAAAACGAAACGATAATTGAAGCGTTAGAAGATTGTTAAAAGAAAAGGGATCTATACGATCCCTTTGAAGTTATTTAGGTAGCTTAGATTTATTTTGCTTCCATGCATACCAACCAAACATTCTAACAAATAAATGAATTAAATGACGGACGCCAGTTGCGACTTTATCATCTTTCATTGCTTCGTAGAAGATTTGATCCGCTTCTTTCCTAGTTGTATATTGTTTTGAATACAAATAATCATGAACAACAGCAGATTTCTAATATCTACCGAATGGCGCATATAAAAACCATAATGCTCTAGGAATCTAAGCTAAATCTGTCATAAATCCTTTAGGGACTGTAATAACCTCATTTGTTTTTACTACCGTGTAAACAACATCTTCTTTAAGTTTCCATTTAACATTAGTATTACTAATTGGTAACTCTTCTAAAATAAGATTTTTTGTCTAAAATCCCATGATTTTCTCCTTTTATAAACAGATATTTTATTTATATTATTAAGTTCAAATAGTATTTTGTTCAAAAAATGATCATTTAAAAGATTTTTCTAAAATTTCTTAAAATAACTATTTACATACTTCAAAAATGTGGTATTATAGCTACATAAAGTTAATCAACAAGAAGTTAAGTTGAAAACTTTTTAAAAATTTTTCAAATAACTATTTACATCTGTGGATTTCTGATATAGAATAACCACAATAAAACAACAAATGAGGACAACAAAATGACTACTTCAATCAAATCTGTAAATCACCACGAAAACTTTGTTAAAGTTGTTTTGCCATCAGAAAAACAAATCGCTAAATTAGCTGAATTTGGTTATGATGAAGAAATCACAAAATTATTCGTGAACGCGGTTAACTGGATTTCAATTAATGACAACGATCGCAAATCAATGAAATTTTTCAAGAAAAATCAACAGTTAGTTGATTTAGGATTAGCAGAAACATTTGAAGAAGATGGTAATACTTACATGCGTTTAACTAATAAAGCAGTTAAAGTAATGCAAGGTCGTAAAAATAAAATTAATGTATCTTCTGAACCTCGTCAAAAAATTAAACAATCAAAAGGATATACTGCAAAAGCAGAAATTCCGGCTGAAGTTCAAGAATTTTTGGACAGAACTGGTTGGTCAGTTCGTTCAACTGAATTAATGAAACCTACTTACAACCTACGTGTTCATAAAGAAGGTTCTGCACGTGCGATGTTAGTTGCTATTTATGAAAATGATGTAAAATTCTGTTTCTTTGGTAAATATAAACAAGACATGATGAATCATGTATTAAGTTTAATCCCAGCTGATTTAGTATTACATCAAAAAATGTCGAACACATTTGGATTTATTTTAGTAAAACAATCAGATTTAGTTAATTTAACTGAAGAAATGTTTACATTTTAATAATTAATTGGAGGGAAACCTCCAATATTTTTAGGAGTAAATATGTTAATTATTAAACACGGTGATATTTTTGAGGAATTTAAAAATTCTACAAATTGTCTTTTAGTTCATGGGTGTAATTGTTGTAATATTATGGGTGCTGGTATCGCAGCTGCTATTAGTATAAAATATCCTATGGCGTATGATATTGATAAAGCTATGCATAATTTACCAAATAATAAAGTAAATGAATTAATGGCTGGTAGATATTCAATTGTTCCGGATTTCTCAAATAAATGCAAGTCAAATTATATTGGAAATCTTTATACACAATTATTTCCTGGAAAATATTTTAGTTATGACTTATTAATTTCGTGCCTGCAAAATCTGGAAAAAGAAGTGTTAAAACAATTTAAAATCAAAAAGATTTTGATGCCAGCAATTGGGTGCGGTATCGGTGGTGGTAATTTTGATAAAGTAGTTAATATCATTATGAATTGGTGTAGATTTAATGTTCCGGATATTGAAGTACATTTATATTATCCGCAATAAACTATAAGGCAATAAGATGACAGATTTTAAAGTACTTACTGACCGAGACCATATTTTACTTCGCCCTGCGATGTATATAGGTTCAACTACTCTTGAAGAACACCAACAATTTATTTCTGGTCAATGGACTGAATTAAAGTATTCTTCTGGGTTAGTAAAAATTATTAATGAAATTATTGATAACTCGGTGGACGAAGCCATTCGCACTAAATTTAAATTCGCAAATAAAATTGATGTACAAATTAATAATGAGAAAGTTAGTGTATCTGATAACGGCCGGGGAATCCCACAAGATTTAATTGAAACGCCAGAAGGTGAAAAATTATTAAGACCAGTTTTAGCATGGACCAGAACAAAAGCAGGTAGTAATTTCTCTAATGATCGTGTTACTGTTGGTATGAACGGTGTTGGCTCAAGTTTAACAGCAATTTTCTCGAAAGAATTTACAGGTATCACATCAGACGGTAAAAATGAAGTTCTGGTGCAGATTAATAATAATGCTGATGATATCAATTGGACACAAAAGAAAAGTGCTTCTATGGGCACTACTGTGTCATTTAAACCGGATTTAAAAAGATTTGATTGCTCGGAAATCTCAACAGATGTAGAAAAATTAATTTTAGAAAGACTTCAATCATTATCTGTTGTATATCCGAAAATTAAATTTTCTTTAAACTGTAAAAATGTTAACTTGAAGTTAACTGATTATTTCAATCAATTTGGGTTAAATGTTCAATATAAATCGGAAAATTATTCTGTTGCGCTGGCTGCTTCTGAAGATGGATTAAAACAAAACTCATATATCAATGGTCTTTATATTAAAAATGGCGGGTCTCATCAAGATTTCTTTTTGGACCAATTCTGTCAAGAGTTGTTAGTATTAATTAAAAAGAAACATAAAAAGTTAGATATCAAGCCTGCTAGAATTAAAGAGTGCATTACTTTTGTGATGATTGGTTCAAATTTTAATAATCCAAAATTTGATTCTCAAACAAAAGAACGATTAACCAATTCTGTTTCTGAGGTAAAAGAATATTTTAATTTAGATGAAAAGAAATTCAAAAAGTTTGTTAAAGAATTCTTTGAAACATCTGAATTATTAGATCCTATTATTGAATCTGCTTTAGCTAGAATTTTAGCAGCTGAAAAGGCACTAGAAACAAAATTAGCTAAAAAGATCAAAAAGGTTAACGTTCCATCGCATATCAAAGCAGGACAAAAAGAAAATAGTATTTTATTCTTAACAGAAGGTGATAGTGCTATTTCATCATTATTAGATTCAAGAAATCCAAAAATTCATGGAGGATTTCCGTTAAGAGGTAAAGTTCTTAATACATTTGGTGAAACTAATGCAAGAATTTTGGAAAATAAAGAACTTGCTAATATTATTAACATCCTTGGATTAGAATTTAATAAATCGCCAATTGAAATTGATAAACGCGGCAATGTTATTTGTAATATGAATTATGATTATATTGGCATTATGACTGATGCTGATGTGGACGGTGGTTCAATTCAATTATTATTATGTTTATTCTTTTCTAAATGGCCTGATTTGTTTAAACATAATCGAGTAAAAATTGTTAAGTCTCCTAGATGGATTTTAACATCTAAAACTGAATCATTATTCTTTTACACGGATGAATCGTATGAAGAATTTTGCAGTAAGAACAAAATTAATTCATATGAAATCAGATATATCAAAGGTCTTGGTAGTTTACGTAAACATGAATATAAGAAAATGTTAAATGAACCTTTCTTTGTTGATGTTAAGTTAAATGATAATTATCAAGAATGGCTTGATATGTTATTTGGCAATAATGCAGATTTACGAAAAGATTGGATGTTAGAAGGAATTACTCCAGCTGAAGTAAAATCTGCTCAAAATAATAAACAAAATATTTTTGAAGGTTTATGATGGAAGTTTATCAAAATTTATCCGGAGATCACACAGAAGGAATTGAAATCAGGAAAGAACAGAATCTTGTTAAGCTTACTGTTGTTAATTTTAATAAATCAGTATCTGTTTATTTGTCGGAAAAACAAATTATAGAGTTATATAAAAATTTAATCTTGGCATCCATGACATAATTCATAAATGGGCAATTTTTAATCAATTGATCATTTTCTTTTAAAAAATCTATTTACATCTGTTTTTAATCAGATATAATAGCAATCGTTAAATCAATTTATTAATGAGGACTTACAAATGATTAAAACAGAAAACCAAAAAACAGAAAACAAAAACTATGAATTATGCGCTGATATCTTAACAACATTTTCTATTTTAGAAAAATGGGGATTTGATAATATCACAAGTAATTTATCTTTGTTTGCAGAAGTGTTAAATGAATTGGATTTCAAAACATTTAATGGTTTACCACTGAATTCATCAAACTTATCTAATATGTTCCGTCGTTTATCTAAAAAAGAACGTGAATCATTATTAGAAGAATTTAATTCTGGTTTCAGATCATTCCATTTAATGCAAGAACAAAACACAAGAAACATTATTCACTAACAGCATGTAGGAGACTAAAATGATTATTAATCAACCTAAATCAGAAATCTTTGGTTCACAGGTAGAAACAAATAGTTTTTCTATCAAAAGTTCACCAAAAGCATTCCAGATTTTGTCATCTAATTTATATTCAAACAAAATCCGTGCAGTGATTCGTGAATATTCTTGTAATGCATTAGATGCTCATCGTTATGCTAAAAAGGAAAAAGAACCGTTTCAAGTAACATTACCATCTGAACTGCAACAAAATTTTATTGTTCGCGATTTTGGTAATGGATTATCGGAACAAGAAATTAAAGAATTATTTACCACATATTTTGGCAGTTCAAAAGACCAATCAAATGATTTTACTGGTGCATTAGGATTAGGTTCTAAATCTGCGTTTAGTTATACAGATTCATTTAATTGTACTTCTTATCATAATGGAACTAAATCAGTTTATTCATTATTTTTAGACCAAGGTGAACCTAAAGTTACTTTGATGTATCAATCCGAATCGGATGAACCATCTGGTGTTGAAATTAATATTCCAGTTCAATATAATGATATCAACTCATTTGAAAATGAAGCACAAATTGTTTACTCTGCATTTGATGTAAAACCTATTGGATTTGAAAATAAAACTAGTATTCATTATTACTTTAAAGACTTTGGCACAATTAATTTACAAAAATCTAGCATTAGCCGCGATGAATTCGCTGGTAAATATATTTACGCTAGAATGGGTAATGTGTTATATCCAATTTCATCAGAATATACAAAAGAATACAGATTTAATCTAGAAATATATGGATTTGATTCTTGGTCAAATATTGTATTTGTTGATTTTAATATCGGGGAATTAGATATTGCTCCATCTCGCGAACAATTATCTTATGATAAAACTACGATTGAAAATATCAATAATAAATTATCTCAGATTTTTGAAAACACCATTTCTAAAATGGTAGAATACCATAAAGATGAAATCAATAAGGATTCATGGCTTAAATTTGGTAAATCTATTGCGGAAATTACCATAAAATGTCATGGATTATCTAGATTTACTCGTGCTTGTTATTGGATGGATGGATCTCATGGAATCCAAAAATATTTACTTGGATTAACTGAAAAAATTAATGGCTATACATACCAAGAATGTAAGAACCTTACATTTAAAGATGTAGTTAATGATTCTTATTATAATAAAGTAGATTCTAATGGCGTTGAAATTATTCCGGAACCTGTTACCGTTTATTCAAGAAGCCGTTCATTAAACAGATATAAACCTGTTCGTAATGGCTCTAATTATATTGACCAAGTTATGCATACTGACTTGTATGAAAAACCTCAAATTTTCTTTGATGTATTGTGGTATGATATGCAAGAAACAGATGTTGTTATCGTTTTAGACAAATCTGATTATAAAAGACGGAAACCAGTTATGGATTATTTGGTTAATGAATATAGTAAAACTAAAAATGGATTTTTGATTATTTCAGCTAATCCAAAAATTTGCGATGATATCAAAAAATTCTTAGAAACCAAATACAAAAATACAGAATTAGTTCTATTGGATTTAGACAGCAATTTAGAACAAAAAGTTAAGGATTATATTAGCTCATTAAAACCAGAAACAAAAGATAAACCTCAAAAAACAGATCCAATGGGAACTATTTTTGAAATTAATAAAAATACTTTTGGTAAAGAAGGAACAACTAAAGACGATTTAACTAAAATTGATTTATTTGGTATCAAAGATCTTCGAGCATTTGTTGCAGATAACCCAGATGCTTTATTTGTTCCTTTATATGAAGGTTGGTATAATTTACGTTGGGTATTTAGAAATTCTGGTTTTAATGATATCAGCACATCTAATTCGCAGGAAATTAAAAATCTTATTAAATTAGCAGAAGCCGCTTGTAAAAAAGTTTATGGATTTAATTTTAAAGACAGATGCTCTGATTCGTGGTATGATGTAATAAAACCATTTACTTACGATCTACAAACATTCTTACCAGTAAATGCAATAGAAGCTGATGCTAAAGATATCTATAAACCTTTAATTAAACTCGGTTTTTATAACAGTTATGGCAGCTGGGAATCATATAATTTAAAATGGGATTTGGGAGTATTCAATCTTGGCCGTTTTGTTAAATTAAATGATAAAGAACAAATTGTGTATGAACAGTTAAAAGATATTGCTAGAAAAAATGCATTTTGGATTGAGCCTAATTTAGACTTTTTTGATTCTCAGTTGGATGAAATGGAAATAGATATTCCTTTTTATGAATCAGAATTAAGAAATCTATTTACAAAGGTTTTAGAACTTGATAAAATTAGATTCGAAACATTAAATGAAACAATTAACAAAATTATTTCTAAAATTAAACCGTTAGAATATATCAAAGAAATTTTAGGTGAATTCGGCCCAAATAATGTTTCACAATATTCTGATTTTTTAGGAGATTCGGATTCAGGTTCTTATGAAGAACAAGTTAAAGTATACGAATCATTTAATAAAATGATGAAAAATCAACAAGAGGTATTTTAATTATGAAAGATTTATCTTTATTAGATATTACACGTGAAAGACGCAACGAATATCTTCGCGATTATTATTCACAAGGTTATACATATTCAGAAATTGCAAAAGCAACTGGATTAACTTACGATACTGTTCGTGGCGTATTACGTAATGAACCAAAGCCAACTACCCAAAAAGTATATTCAACAAAAGCACCGGGTTTATCTGAACTTCATTCATTAATGGGTATCAGTACAGTAACACAAGATGAACTTGATGCACCGGTTGAAGGTAATTCAAGCCAAGATTACAATTATTCAGATGATTTCGCTGAAGCTGATGAACATTTAGTTCAGCCTATTGAACCTAAAAATGTGAAATGGGTTGCAAATAATACGATGGTTAATATTGTTATTAACGGTGAAGTAGTAAATGCTGATTATACACATCCATCTTTTAAAGAAATTATTGCAGCATGTTTAGCCGAAGATTTTGAAAAAGCAGTTACTTTAGCTAATACCGGCAAAACAATTGAAAAATGGTCTTTAGGCGCATTTGAATTCAAAAATGGTAAATTATATTATTGCGGTGAAGCATTACATGGTTCTTTAATTGAAAAAATTATTAAATCAATTCAAGAAGGTGATCAAAATGTGAACAAGTATGTATTTTTCCTTGAAGATGCACTACGCAATGATAAAAACTCATATAATGAAATGTGGGATTTTATTAAACATAATGATATTAAGATTCATGGTAATGGCGCAATTATCGGTTATAAAAAAGTAACTGTTGGTGCTGATGGTAAATTATACGATTCTTATACTCATACAGTTCCTAATGACCCAGGCACATTAGTTCAAATGCCACGTCATTTAGTTAACGATAATAAATCAGAAACTTGTTCTTACGGTTTACATGTTGGTTCAATTGATTATGTTCGTAATTTCTCCGGTAATCAAATCGTAAAAGTATTAGTTGCACCAGCGAACGTAGTTTCTGTTCCAACAGATTATAACGGCCAAAAAATGCGCTGTTCTGAATATTTTGTTTTAGAAACTTTGGATTATGATATGAACACTTTAGCACACGAAACTGATTGTTTACGTGTTGCTACAGTTAACCGCGAAGGTTTATATTCTGTAGAAGAAGTTGTGCCAGGATACTCTGTAAAAGGTATCGAATAATAATGTAATATAAAGGGCATCTAGCCCTTTATTTGGAGTACAAATGATTACTAAAACAGATTTATTTTTTAATAAGTATCATGAACGTTTAAAACCGTATATAATGCCAATTAAATAGTTCAATAATTGTAGAACATCTGGTGCATTAAATTATTCTCACCCAGGCGATGAAAGATCTGTTGAGGATAAAATGCTTAATATTAGTATTGGCGAAACTGTTGAAGATTATTTTATTAATAGATTTGATGATTTAAAATTAAACGGAAATAAACATAATAAAGAAGATCTACATTCTTATTAGTACGATTTGTTTGATATTCAAAATAATCTCAGAATTGAAATGAAAACATATTCTAGCAATACGATTTCATTTACAATGAGAAATAATAAAAAATGGTCTCCTAAACCAGGAACATATCATCAAAGATGTTTAGATTTAACTCATCCTATTAATGGTTCTGCTGATATTATTATTTTCTGTCATTATGAAATGCTCAATGAATTTGAAATTAAAATTACACCAACTTTAATCATTGATGCTGAGCTTCATATTCTTGATAAAATTGGCAACAAAACATTAAGTTATAATACATATACGAAAAATGGAAAGTTATATGTAGGCGCAAATTGGATAGGATGTAATACAAGTTAGGTAAATATACACAATAAAGAAGGCGAAGGTATTAGAAAGCTATGACGAGCAAAGACCACAATAGATTATTATCTGACATTATTAATACAGAAGGATTGGAGTACGCGATGTACACGATTGAAAATCGTGCAATTCCTTCAATGATAGACGGTTTAAAACCAGTACAAAGATTCTTTTTATATTCTGCGCTTCAAACTGCAAAAGATAAATTTAATAAAGTAGCATCTATTGGTGGTCGAGTTTCTGAATGGGGATATCATCATGGGGAACAAAGCGCATGCGAAGCTGGTATTTTAATGGCTGCTGATTATTGTAATAATATTACATTACTTACCGGGGATGGCGCATTTGGTTCTAGATTTATTCGTAAAGCTGCTGCGGCTCGTTATATCTTTGCAAAAATTTCTGATAATTTTAATAAGATCTATAAAGATATTGATATTTCTCCGGTTCATGAAGATCCTGAACATATCCCACCAAAATACTATTTACCATTAATTCCTTTTGTGTTAATTAATGGCGTGAAAGGTATCGCAACTGGATTTGCGACACAAATTTTACCTCATGACTATCAATCAGTTGCTGATAAAGTTAAAGAATACTTAGAAACAGGTAATATTAAAGAAAATCCACTCGTTAAGTATTATGACTTCAAAGGAACTATTGAACCATATAGCAAAATTGTGAACCAGAAGCTTATTAAAGGAGTTACTCTAACTGGTCTATATAAACTATCAGGGTTTACTTTAACAATCTCAGAACTTCCTTTTAACACTGAACGTGAAGACTATATTGCGTTACTTGATAAATTAGAAGAATCTGGTAAAATTGTTTCTTATACGGAAGAAATTAGTTCAGAAAGAGTTCATATTGTTGTTAAATTGAAACGCGATTTTTTGACAACAGATACAGAAAAAAATCATCAGTTAATTTTAAAAGAATTTAAACTACAGGAATCTATTGCTCAAAATATTACTGTACTTGATGAAAATAATAAATTGAAAGTATATGATGAGCCAAAAGAATTAATTAAGGATTTCGTAGATTTTAGATTAACGTATTTTGATAAACGTATTCAAAACAACATCAAAAAAGAAACTGATAAATTTAATTTAGCAACCGCAAAAATTATTTTTATTAAAAAGGTAATTAATAAAGAAATTGTTTTGGATAAATTATCAAGAAAGGATTCTATTAAACTTATTGAGAGTTACAATGAATTAAAAGATTATTCAGAAGAACTTATTAACATGAAGCTTTATCATTTAACAACAGATGAAGTTAAAAAACTGGAACAGCAGCAAGAAGAACTAAAAAAATCTTTAGATTATTGGAAAACTACTACTGCTAAAACAGAATATCTTAAAGACTTATAGAACAAGTGAGGTAAGTTATGAAATTATTAAAGAAAATTATTATTGCTCTACTTTTATTAGTTGTTGGCGCAGGGGCATATGTTGGATATTATTATGTAACACATGATCAAGTAGTTTCTCCTCAAAAATACAAGGAATCATTAATCCTAAAAAATAAAGTGTATGAAAAAGATTTAGTTCAAAAAGAAGGTGTTTCGTTTACTACAATGGGTAAATGGAATTATTTCAAATCAGAATTAAACTGTAATACTGATAAATACATCAAAGCTTACAGACTAGGTGCTATAGATTATAAAAAATGTGCAGACAAAGAAACATTAGAATATTCACCTGATTTGAGTTATAGTACAGATAAATTAGACAGATTAATTGATGATGCAAATGCTTTTGATCGTTATGTTTCTAGTGGAGACTTTGAGAAAAATAAATTTAAAGTAAACACCCCAGAAGAAGTATTTACATTTTTAATTGAAGGCCATGATGTTGTTAAATCATTGTATTCAGACATGCAGTCTGGTAAATTAAGAACCAATGATAAATTTTTTGTATCACAAATTACATGCGATTTTGTTAATGCATCAAAAGCAAAAGAAGAAAATAAACCATTTAAAAATTGTGATTCACATGATGTATTTAAATACTATAAAACAGAACGGTATATGACACTGTTGCGTAAATTGGCAAGTATTTAAATGTATCAATTATTTGGAAAAAAGATTAAAGAATATAAAAAACAATTATTCGAAGAACAAAATGGTTTATGCAAAATTTGTAAAAGACCATTGAATTCAGTTGGTGAAGCTCATCTTGATCATGACCACTCTGTAGTTGGCGAAAATGCCGGTAGATGCCGTGGGTTATTATGTAGAGCATGTAATGTCGCTGAATAGAGAATGAAAAATAGATTTATTCGAGAAGGGTTGAAAGGCAAAGTTGATTACCCTACATATTTAAGATCGTTAGCTGATTATTATGAACAAGATTTTACTAAAAATCCAATTCACCAAAATTTTCCAAATGATTTTATTAAACATTATAAGCGATTGTAGTTATCTGAGATGAAGGATTATTATAATCAATATAAATTTAATTTACCAGATGGAAAAATTACAAAAGAAATTTTGATTAAAGATTTTTCCAAACAATTTAAGAAGTATCAGAAGTAGTTATGAGTTTTAAAAGTTATACATTGCAAGAACAAGAATTAATTAAAATTTTTAGATTAAATCAAGGAAATCAATTTTTATCTGATTTTGTTGAATTATTTGAAAAAACTCATTGGGGGCCTAAAACATTTGTATGTGAATGCATTGATAATGTTATTGTTAGTGTTGTTAATAATGAAGAAATTATAGGACCATCTTCTAAAGAAGTTTTTAATGAAATGAAAATGTATGCTGCAGGCTACGCGAATGGACAGGTGATGAATAATGAATAATTTAGAATTTTATGATAAAGTAAAAGTAGCTCTAACGGATAAAGAATTAGAACGTGAAGTTATTTACATGTTAGCCTCAGAAGGCGAAACTACTGATGGCTCTGGTTTTATTAAAGAATATGGCTACTACAAAGAGATTTTGAATTTATTAATGGGTAGTATGTTGAATACATTGTCAGATGATAATTCTCATTATGCTGATGATTATTTGCCATTGCTTAAAACATTTTTCTATGGTTATTTTTCTGGGCAGCAAAGAATGTTAAAAAGTTCTTCCGAGATTTTTAAACCAAAACTTGGTTATATGCCAGCAAATACAAATATCAGACTTTTGGGAGATGTTAGTGAAAGTTAAAATTTATGGATTTGATTCGTCATTAAAATATTGTATGTATTGTGAAATGGCGAAAAAATTATGTACTCGTAAAAAAATTGATTTTGAGTTTATTTCTGTAATCAGAAAAGCAGACAATCAAGATGGGTACGAATTAATCCCAGGAATCGAAAGCGAATTGGCTAAACTATTAAACAAGTCAGAATTAAAAGGGACAACAATGCCTCAGATTTTCGTTGATGGAAATCATATTGGTGGTTGTGATGATTTTAAAAAATTTTTAAGTTAATAATCAATATTTTGTAGCGAAATTTCATTGCATACCACATCTAATGGAGGTATCTAGGGGAGATTCTACATAATTGAGATTAGTTTTAAACAAGTCTTTATAGTGTAGTATTCATTATAAAGACTTTTCTTTTAGGTGATTTATGAAAGTTAAAATTTATGGATTTGATACTAGTTTATACCCATGTGAATCATGTTTAAGAGCAAAAGAATTTTTAGATTATCATAAAATTGATTATGAATTTCTTTCAGTTATTGAACGCGATGAAAATGGTAAATTAGTACATAAGGAATCTGTTGTTAAGCAATTAGAACTAGAATATGGTGATGATGTATCTGGTATAAGTTTACCTCAGATTTTTGTAAATGGCAAATACATCGGAAAATTTGCAATCTTTAAACAAAAGTTTCTTGAAGGAGTTTTTAATGGAACTTGATCTAACAAAAATTGATAAAACCAGTAAAGAATATAAAACAGCAGTTCGAAATATGATTAAGTCAGATTGTTTTGAAAGATATTCTGATGGTTTAGAAAATGGTTGGAAAATTTCAAATAAAGAAATTTCTAGTTTTTGCGCAGAATACAAAGAGTATGGTTCTGAAAATTATATCAGAGCAATTATTGTTCCGATGCTATTAGAAAATTTTGGTGATTGTATCAAATAAGGATAATTATGAAAACAATTAGTTATTATATTTCATTATTCATTCGCTGGCTTTTGTTCCAAAATGCAACGTTTGAAAATGTTGTTAAAGATTTAGACGAAAAGAATTTTTATATTTCTGGCAATTTTAATCATGCTCGCGATTTAGTACACAAAGATCAAACGTATAAAATTTGCGGTCTAAATCATTTTAAGCCATCATTTTTAAGTATTAAAGATCTTAACACTAACAGTATCGGGATTGATTCTGAATATATTCCATTAATTTATCGTGTGATTATTTTCATCAAAGCTAAAAAATTATACACTGAATTATTTTTCGATAAAGTTGAAAAAGATTTAACAAATAAAGAATAAACTATTTACAACAGATCTTAAATAGATTAATATAGATCTAAATTTTAGTAAATAGGAAACAAAAATGAAACAGATCAAAATCACAAAACAAGAATACCTTGACATCTTAAATGATAACTCTAAAAAATTAGTTGTTAAAAAAGTTAAGCAAGGTCTTAAATTTAAAGAAGTTATTTTTTCCGGTGTTGATGTAGTTGCTGAACGTGTAGTAACTGCTGATGGTGTTGAGTACTTTAAATATGCGTAAATTTTTATAGATTATTTTATTAGGATTAACATCCGCAAGCCCATCAATCGCTAAAGCAGTTGAGTGTCCTGATATTGAAACTTAGTTAAAAGTTGAAGTACAGTCTGATGATATTGTAAAAATTTGCAATGATCAGTATATTTAGTACTTTAGTAAAGAATGGAAAATTCCAGTTGCTGTTGTTGAAAAATTAGAAGAATCTGATTTTAAACAAAATAAAGCTCATAGAACAAATGATTTTAGATTTGATTCTAGACTTAGTTATAAAGATCAATTAAATCCTAAGCAATATGCTAAAAGTGGTTATGATAAAGGTCATCTAGCAGCATAGTCTGATACCTCTGATTATGATACTGTAAGTCAATAGTACTTAATGACAAATATTGTTCCACAAGATCCTGTTTTAAACAGAACAACCTGGAAAAACATGGAAACATTTGCAAAAGATTTAAGAAAGTCTAATTATCATGCTAAGTATGTGATTTCTGGTATTGTATTTGATAATTGTGAAATTCATAAAACAAAAAACGGAATGAATATTCCGGATAAAATGTTTAAAATCATTGCTCATGATAGAATTTCTACGGTATTCTTTATTGATAATATAAAACCTGAATAGAATAAAATTTTTAATTATGAATCTAATTTAGGTATTGTAAATTCATAGTTATGTAAAGTAAAAATTAAGTTTAATCCAGAATAAAGGTATTATAATGGCTTTGATAAACGAAATCGAAAAACTTGATGAAAAAGAACGTCAACAACTGTTTAATGATTTTATTAAACTTTTGAATAAAAAACGTGAATATCACGAAATCCCAGAAAGAATTGTGTGTTCAGCTTGTCAAGTTTTCGTTGATGAACGCGATGGCACTTTAGAGAACGGCGATTATATTATTCATGAAGTATATGGTTTAAGACACTATGATTCTTTTATGAATAAACAAATCAAAGAACTTGAGAAAATGTATAAACATGCTTTATTAGATTGGGAACAAGGATTCTTGACAAATAAAGGTCGTTTTGTTGGGCGCGAAGAAGCAATGAAAATTGCGAAAGAACAAAATCAAGTAATTCGTTTATCAGGGTCACTTAATTCTGATATCTTGTTTTCTGAGGATTTATATTAATGGCTGCAATTTAGTTAGATGGCGCAAGCACTACAGGACATGGAAATTTTCCACCAACAACATGTAAAGCAACTGTATAGAATGTTGTTGTAAATGGGAAGGCTCCATTAATCGATGGCGATCAAATGTTAACCCATTGTGATCCATCGCCATCATGTCATGACTCTGTTGTAATCGGAAGTTCAACAGTGTTCATAAATGGGAAATCTGCAATTAAAATCGGCGATTCTACTGCGTGTGGAGATACTGTTGCGGATGGTTCTGGTAATGTATTCATAGGATAAAAATAAATGAAAAGATTAGAAAATGGCCGTTTTGAATTAACTGAAGAAGAATTGGTTAAGTTATTTGCGGCTGAAGCTGAATTAGAAGCATTAGAATGTGCTGGTGTCGATAACTGGAGCGGTTACGATTATCGTTGGGATTATCTTGAAGAAGATGGTTTCGAAACATTCCGTGGGTATGCTGAAGATAAAGTAAAAAATCTTTAAAAATTAGTTTACATCATATAAATTTTATATTATTATAAAAATCGTTACTCGGTTAGATTCTGTGGTAACGATTTTATTTTTCTTAATTAATAGGAGTTTAAATGAAACAACAAAAAATTTCTGTTTTAATGGCAACATTATTAGTATCAGCTGGTGTAATGGCTGAAGATCTAAGTTTAAAAAATCCCCTAGTGCTAGATGGTCAAACTGTAGATACTCGTACTGTAACTGAACGAGAAACTTACAAAAATACTGTAGTTCCATCTGTAGTTGCAGGACCTGGCCATGTAGTCGTAGGTCAATCAAACATAGTAAATGCAACTGACGGTTCAACTACAGTAATCGGTGGTCAAAACTTTGTAGCAGATACTGCTAAAGATGGTAACATTTTTGGTGATGGCTCTTCTATTAGAGGTTATCAAAGTCAAGCTGGTGGAGATAACAACCATTTAATCGGCGAACAAAATAGTGCGTTCGGCATGAATAACCAAGTGAATGGTAATCATACACATGCTTACGGCGGTGGCAATAATATCACGGGTGATCAATCAACTGCGACGGGTCACTACAATTTAATTACAGGCCATAATTCAAGCGCATTTGGTTATGATAATAAAGCTCAAGCTAATGAGACCACGGTTGTAGGTCATCAATCTGTTGCAAGCGGTTTAAATGCTAGCGCTTTTGGCTCAAAAGCTACTGCATCTGGCGAATCTTCTTTAGCAATGGGTACAGGTTCAAATGCAACTGCTGATTCCGCAGTTGCAATTGGTAATGATAGTAATGCGACTGGTAAAAGTTCTGTTGCACTTGGCGAATCAACAAATGCAACTGGTGTATTTGCAACATCATTAGGTGATAGTTCAAGCGCGTTAGCAAATGGTTCTGTTGCAATTTCAGTTGATTCAAAAGCTAAAGGTGTTAACTCGATGGCTATGGGCCGCGAATCTTTAACCACCCATGATAACTCGGTTGCGTTAGGTTCACATTCCGTGTCTAAGTTAGAAAAATCAGTAACTACAGCAACAGTAGGCTCTAACACATATACAGGTTTTGCTGGCACAACTCCGATTGCAACAGTTTCTGTTGGCGATGAAGGAAAAGAACGTCAAGTTGTTAATGTTGCGGCAGGTGAAATTTCTGCTACTTCTACAGATGCAATTAATGGTTCTCAATTATATGCAGTTGCTTCAAAAATCGGCGATGCTGTAAAAGTTCCTGTTGTAGAAGCTGGGCAAAATGTTACTGTAGATACAACTACAAATGCAAATAGTCAAACTGTATATACAGTAAATGCAAAAGATTATCAACCAGCGATTGATGCACTTGAAACTAAAGTAACAACAAATACTGCTGATATCCGTTCTGCTGAAAAATTGATTGATAAAAATGCAAAAGATATCGCCGAAAACACTAAATACATCAAATCAGTTGAGCAAAAATTACCTGAAGTAAAATCTGGTGATAACACAACTGTTACATCTGAAACTGATACAAATGGCAAAATTATCTATACAGTTTCAAGCAAAGATTATCAACCAGCAATTGATGCAAATACAGCTAAAATTACTGAAGTTGAAAAAGAAGCTAAACGTCATACTGTTGTTGAAGCAGGTGATAATATTAAAGTTACAAAACAAGCTGGTAAAAACGGCGAATCTGTTTACAAAGTTGAAACTGCTAAAGATTTAACTGTAAATTCTGTTACCGCTGAAAAACTTGAAATTAAAAATGGCCCAAGTGTGACTAAAGATGGTATTGATGCAAACAATACACGAGTCGCTAATGTCTCTGATGGTGTTGATTTACATGATGCTGTAAATGTTTCTCAATTAAACGGTGTTAAATTAAAACAAGCTGTTCAAGGTCGTAAAATTAAAGAACTTCAAAATAGTACAGCTTTAGCCCATAAACGTATTGATACTTTAGATAAAGAAGTTCGTAAAAATCGTAAACGTACTGATGCAGGTATTGCAGGTGTAGCTGCAATGGCAAACATTCCTCAAGTATACTTACCTGGTAAATCTGGTGTTGGTGTCGGTATTGGCCACAAGCATGGTCAATCTGCTGTAGCAATTGGTGCAAGTCGTTCATCTGATAACGGTAAACATATTGTGAAAGTATCTGTATCATTTGATACACAAAAAGATACTACAGTAGGCGCTGGTTACATGTACCAATGGTAATTTATTAATAACTTGATTGGGGTTTATTAAACCCCATTTATAAACAGAAATCATTAAGGAATATAAATGAAATTATTAAAAACATTATTAATTAGTTTATCTGTTGCATTAGTTGCGGCTTGTGGTAATTTAAGTAAAGTTACAAATGAAGGTACTTTAGCTGATGGCCATGAACTTGTTTGGCCGAAAATTGAAAAATCTGGATTTAATCATGATGGTTCACAATTTGGTACTTGGCCAAATTTAGATAATTTAGCAACAGTTGAGTTATCTGGCAAAGGTATGAACAAAGACCAATTACATAATTTATTAGGTCGTCCGCATTTTGCTGAAGGTTTATTTGGTGTATCTGAATGGGATTATGTTTTCAATTTCAAAGAAAATGGTGAACATAAAATCTGTCAATACAAAATCTTATTTGATAAAAATCACAATGCTCAGTCATTCTTTTGGAATCCAGTAAATTGTGGTTTAGATAAACAAATTCACGAAGTATCTGCTGACTTTTTATTTGGCTTTGACTCAGCGAAATTAACTGGGCAAGGCAAAACTTATTTAGTTGAATATCTAAAACAATTAACCGATGCTAAATCTTTAACTGTAATTGGTTATACAGATAAGTTAGGCTCAGATAAATACAATGTAAAATTAGCAACTGCTCGCGCTGAATCGGTTAAAGAATTTTTAATTCAAAATGGTATCAAAGCAGATATTAATACCAAAGGTTTTGGTAAAGATGAAAAACAGGTGCAATGTGATAACTTCAAATCATCTGAATTAATTGATTGTTTAGCGCCTAATCGTCGAGTAGAAATTATTTCTTACAAATAATAAAATTTTTGAAAAATCTATTTACATCCTCATTTGTTCTTGATATTATAGCTACATCAAACAACAAATGAGGATTTTTTTATTATGTTATTACTACAGTTAAACTTTTGCACAAAAGAAGTGCTAGATCAACAAAGAGATTTATTTGATGGAGAAGATTTATTTTGTGTAAATCGTGATGGTTTAGTTTATAAGTTAATTTATAAAAAAGAAACTAATAAATTAGTATCATTAACCGGCAAAGAATATGAATTTGATGATTTTATTGAATTCGCTACCATGTATGTTGAATAAGGAGTATAAAATGGAATATATTTTCTATGTTTCTTTTCAAGAAAAAGATTTCCAAAAATATAGTAAAGCATTCTTGATTCAGTGCACTGAATCAGCGGTTGGCCAAAAAGTCCAAGAGCTCAAAAAGAAATATTCTGAAGAACTCAAAGGAAAAGATGTTGCTTATATCGGAACAGAATGCTGTGGTCAAGTTTCTCATCTAGGCCCAGAAATTTTAGATTACCAAGCAATCATTGATTTCAAAAAGAAACCATTAATTTTAAATATTGTTTCCGGTAATTGGAAACATTTTCTAAATTAATTAAAAATTTTAAGAAAACTATTTACAACAGAAAATAATTAGTGTATTATTAATTCATAAATTCAACAAATAACAAGGAAACAAAAATGAAATATACTAAAATCGACGCTCCAATCGTAAACACCCAACAAGTAAAATTAAATAGGGAATTTATTACTATCCCATCAACGTATGATGGGATACGCATCCGTGGCGATTACGATCGATTAACCGTTTATCTTTGCAGCTTCGAACCAGACACTGAATGGGTTTTTGCTATTGTAGAGCTCGACGATACAGAGGCTATCGATGGTTGTATCCGCACCGAGCATGACATCTATGATGGCTACGACATTGATGCTGCTATTGAACATGTTTTAGAACAATCAAAAGAGTAAGGATATACTATGAATTTAGATTTATCAGAACTTAAACAAAATGTTAAGCTATTTAGAGAAAGTTTTAAGTATGATTTTACGTTAGAATCATGCAATAGTTTCTTATTGAAAGTATTAATGTTTACAAAAGATGTAACTTGTAATGGCTTTGTTGAAAATGTTAAATTAAAGGCAGTTAAAAAAGCTCTTGAATATGGTATTTTAAAATTCAAAGATCCAGATAATTTTCAAGTAACTCGTTATCAAGAGTTACTGTTAAAAGCAATAGATGAAATGGAGAAATATTTTAATGAATGAGCTATACAAACGATTGCTGATTGAATCAAAAGAAAAACTCGAAGATGCTTGGAGGTATCTTTGACATCAATCAGAAAAAGCTTGATCTTGAAGAATTGAATTTAGAAATGAGTATTCCATCATTTTGGAATAATCAAGTAAAAGCTATTCAAAAATCAAAGGAACAAGAATCGTTAAATTCTGAAATTAGTAAATTAGAAAATATTAAAGATTCTATTGAATTGCTAATGTCTGATGATGATGAACATCAAGATATTTTAGATGAAGTCATTAAAGAACTAAATGAAATAGAATTCCAAAAAATGTTTTCTTCTGAAACAGATTTTCTAAATTGCTATATTGATATTCAAGCAGGCTCTGGCGGCACTGAATCAAACGATTGGGCTCAAATGCTTTTGAGAATGTATACCAGATGGTTATCACAAAAAGGATTTGAAACTGAATTATTAGATTATACTAAAGGTGATGTTGCCGGTATTAAATCAGCTACACTAAAAGTAACCGGTAAACTTGCTTACGGTTGGTGTAAATTTGAATCAGGTGTGCATCGTTTAGTTCGTAAATCTCCATTTGATTCAAATAATAAACGCCATACATCATTTGCAGCGGTATTTGTTTACCCGGAAGTAGATAATTCAATTAATATTGAAATTAATAAATCTGATGTACGTGAAGATACATTTAGAGCATCTGGTGCGGGTGGTCAGCATATTAATAAAACTGATTCCGCTATTAGATTAACACATATCCCAACCGGTATTGTTGTTACTTGTCAATCCGAACGGTCTCAGCATTCAAATAGAGCATCTGCTTGGGAACAATTGAAATCCAAGTTATATCAATTAGAGCTTCAAAAACAAAATGAAGTTAAATCAGAAATTGAAAATAGTAAATTAGAAAATGGTTGGGGATCGCAAATTAGAAGTTATGTATTAGATGATTCTAGAGTTAAAGATTTAAGAACTGGTTATGAATCGAAAAATCCATCCTCTGTTTTAGATGGTGATTTAGATCCATTTGTTATTGAAATGCTACGTAAAGGAAATTAATTATGCAAGTAAATATTGGAAAGGCGATGATTCCACCTGCCTTTGAAATTGGAGTAAAGAATGTTGGAGACACTGTTTGGTTCCACGATGGTAAAACTGGTAAAATTGTTGCTGTAGCTGGGAAGAATTTTCCATACCATCCATTTGTAGTTAATGTTGATGGAAATCTTAAACAATATGACTATTTTGGAAATCCGTTGTTAGATGATGACCCAATTATCATTAAAGTAATTTCTAGATTTAGTGAAAAGAAAATCATTCAAATTTCAACAGCATTATCACCAGACACGGAAGAAACCTGGGGTGAACATATCATTACAGCTTTATGCGATGATGGATCTGTTTATGTAAAATCAAATGACAAAGAATGGAAAAAATTACCACCAATTCCTAAGGATTAATTTATGAGTAAAGTTCAGCAAGTTTTTAAAACAACCGATGGATATTTCCATCCATCGTTAGAATTAGCAGAATTTCATCAGAAACAAGTAGACCAATTAAGAGATGCAAGAAATGGCTATCTTGCGATTGAATTTCTTAAACGATATCATCCTGATATTTACGAATTGAATAGGAAATGTTTTTGGCTGATTTTCAGTGGAAATGATTCATCAACCGATATCTCAAATATGATTTCTATTTTCTATGGTGAATATAAAGATGCAATTCTATACGCATTAACAAAATCCTGTTTTTATATCCATGATACGTTTGGCCAGATTATTCCGATGGAAGGAGAATTTAAAAATGACTAAAGATGTTTTGAAGTTATTAGCACTTTTGGTTATTGTGATTTTTATCTCAATGTGTATTTCTGTTTCAGTTGGATTTATTGCTCAAGGATTTTTAATGTTTTCCCCCTAATGCAGCATCAATTTTAACAATGCTTACTTTCTGTGGTGTATTGGGTTTTATTGGTCATAAAGTTGTAAATAGTAAAAATAAATTCATAAATTTTTTCTTTTAACTATTTACATCCTCATTTGTATTTGGTATTATAACCATATCAAATAACAAATGAGGATTTTTATTATGTCTACAGAAGTATTATTTTTCAACAAAGAATGCCAAGTTCACCGTTTATATAAAGAAAAACAAAACATTCCAGAATCACGTATCAAAATTACTGCCCGTGAATTAAGATTATTTACTACCTTTATCGCACAGGTTACTAAAGATAACAAATATGTTACAGTAACTGCTTATCGTTGGAATAAATTATTAACACGTTATGATATAATGAGTGTTAAAGAATACTATTTAGAAGGTTATCAATTAATCCCAGCAAAAGCTAAACGTAATTAATTGGAGGATTTATGTTATCGAAAATTGCAGATGTTATTTTATCTATCATAGGGTTTGTTGTACTTGGCTTGTGTGTTGCTGGGTTTATTTTATTAGTAAATTTATAAGGAGCCCTTATGTCTCAAAAAGAATATGTTGTTAAGTACAGAAAACCAGCAATTGTTAAAACAGTTGATGCTAGCGCAGTTATTGGTATAGATACTCAAGAGTTTACTAATGTTCATGACTTCAAAGAATTCGTTAGTTCATTACAATTTGATCAAGTTATTGAAATCTATGAAAAGGTTAAATTGAACTATGATGAATTTGTCAAAGATACATTATACAGTATTACATATCAGATGAACTCGTCAAGTCTAGGTTTATCACAAACACTAACGAAATCATTTAAGACTTTTGAAGAACTTAGTAAATTCGCGGATTCTATTGTTCATAAGCATACTATTTTATCTGTTGGCCTACCAAAGTCTGCTGAATGGATTAAAGAATTCAAAAGAATTTCATAAAAATCTTAAAAATTTTCAAAAATCTATTTACATCATCTTTCTGTTTTGGTATTATAGCTACATCAAAACAACAAATGAGGATTTTTATTATGCGTAACTCAAAATTTATTCGTCACCCAAACCGTGAAATGTTTATCGATGCACAAGATGATATCTATGGGCCAGGTAATTCTTTTGTTACTTGGGAAAACATAAAGGGGATGAAATCCAGGTTAAAACTATCGATGGCGTAAAATATACTATCGCGTCTAAATGTGTTCAAATGAGTAATGGTATCTGGGTTGGTCTTGAAGAACAATTTCCATTAGAAGATTACTTAAACTCGCATTATAAAATTAAAATTGATGGAAATGGTTATATTTTAGTGGAGGAATAAAAATGATTCGTACTGAAGTTATTTGCATATTGGCTAATGGGGGTTAAATATAATTATTTTATTAATTATGAAAAAGAGTATCCTTTAGATTATATGATACGATTTGGTTTAGAAGTTATTAAAAATGCAACGAACCAAGAAATTGATTATTCAAAGGATGTAATTATGATTATAGACAATTGTGGCACGTTTAAACTTCTCGGTGAGGACTGCAAGAAATGGAATATAAACACAATAAAGGCAAAATTAATGAATCTATGGTTAAGGCTTTGGTAACCGATTCTTTATTCAGACAACGCATAGAGAAACCAAAGAAAGGAAAAGGATCTTATTCAAGAAAGGATAAATATAATAAAGGAGCTTATGGCTCCTTTTAATTTATCTAGAATATACCGAGGTAAATATGTGTAAAAATAATGAGCAAGAAGAGCTAGAAACACTAGACAATGAATAGCAATAGGATAATTCAGATTTAATTGAAAATGATTCTAATGAGCTTCTAGATGACGATAACGGCGATAATAAATATAACCCAGAAGTAACAGAAGATATAGAATTAAAGGAAGAATATAATGATTCAGAATATCATTACCACCATAAAATTGTTCCGCCTGAATACAACGATCAAGAATTTGATTCGTTATCTAAAACAGAACAAAATAAAATAGTTCGTAATAACATTATTAGTGTTATTGCTTTCTTTATATTTTTTCTGATTATTTTTTAGATAATTTTATAAAATGGTTTACATCCTCATTTGGTTATGTTATTATATGAGATAATCCAAATGAGGATTTTTTATAAGGATAATTTATGAGAGGTTTATCAGAGTTACTAAACGAAATGACTCCACAAAGAATTCAGTTAAGCTATGGATATGTTAAAGAATATCAAGAAGATATTCTAAATAATATCGAAAAAGCAAAGTTGTTATCAGTTGAATCTAGGGATGTTGGATTTTATTCTTTAACAACTTCTAACGGTAATTATTACTTTCTATATAAAGATAGAATAATTTATTACTTTGTTCACTATAAAGAATTTCCAGGTTTCAAAAATATTTCAAAAACACCATTTAGACAATGCCTGGTATGGAGAAATAAAGTTAATAGAACCGGTGCTACCGTCGGTTTTGCTAAAAAAGTATTTTGGGATATTTTATTCAAAAAATATAACGCAGTTATTTCAGATTCGCAACAGTCTAAAGAAGGCGAAGGTTTATGGGATAACTTAATTCAACAAGCATTTGAAAAAGGATATATAGTTAAGGTCCACAACACCAATGATAAATCGTTTAAAGAATATAAGTCATTTGACGATTTAGATAATGATAAAGATTCTCATTATGGTGATTCAAATTTTTACCAAAGATTTATCATTTCTATTGAGAAACCATAATTAAAATCTAAAGAAAAGGTCCAATTAAGGACCTTTATTTTCATGCATACTGTAATCTTTCTTGAAGTAATGCCATCTGATGTAAAATGTGATGGATATCAGTATTCTTTTCAAACCATTTAGTTAACTTATCAAAATATTTTTCAACCATTTCTTCAAACGGCAATTCCGATACTTTAACATGCCATCTAACTGAAATATCTTCAGCCATATCGTTAATCATAATATTCCAATAATCTTCATTTTTCTTATTAAGAATATGAACTTTTACTTCAATGTTATTATTTGTCTTACGGATGTTTCCGTAAGTTTCTAATTCTTTCTTTAAATCTTCTAAATTCATTTCTAACACCTTTAGAAGGACTGATTAAATCAGTCCTATGGATTATGCAGAACAACTTTGACAATCCTCTAGATCTCTTTGTTTAAGCTTTCTAGAAAATTCCTGAGCAGCATTCACATTAAATTGATAATATAATGTTTTTACGCCAAGTTCTTCAGCAAGTAATGTCAGTTTACTAATTTCACCTCTAGAAGTTTCTTCAGTGAACATTAGATTAAGTGATTGACTTTGGTCAATATAAGCTTGACGTTGAGCTGCTTGTTGAATAATTTTTAGTTGGTTAATTTCAACAAATGTTTTAAACACATTCTTTTCATCTTGCGATAATTGAGACAAATGTTGAACAGATCCGCCATATAACAAAATTGATTCCCAAATTTCTGAAGTATTAATTCCTTTACTTTCTAGTAATTCCTCAAGATATGGATTTTTATAAATCTATTTAGTTTTTGCTAAATCTTTTACAAAATAATTTGCCTTAAACGGCTCAATTGATGGTGATACTTGACCAAGAATTGCTGAACTTGATTTAGTTGGTGCTAAAGCCATTAATGTAGCATTACGTCTGCCATATCCTTTAATCAATTCAGGTTCACCAAATAATTCAGCAAGTTCTTTAGATGCTTCTAGAGTTTTTTCTTGTAATAAAGAAAAGATTTCATCATTTAATCTAAATGCTTCTTGAGATTCAAACGGAATCATTTTGGATTGCAAATAACTATGCCAGCCTAAAACACCAATACCAATCGCTCTTTGATTTTTAGCAAAACGAACAGCTCTTTCTAGGTGTTTATATTTTTTAGCTTTATTAATAAATTCAGTCATTACTGAATCTAAAAAGTAAGTTAATACTTTTGGAGCATCAGTGTCTTTCCATTCATCATAATGTAATAAATTCATTGATGACAAACAACACACGAACGATTCTAAGTTATTGTTATTCAAAGCTATTTCGGCACATAAATTCTAATGATAAATTTGTAAGCTTTTATCAATATATACATCTGGTTTATTTTCATTTACATTATCGCGAAAAAACAAATATGGAATACCAGTTTCGCATCTACGTTTAATGATTTTACCCCAGATTTTGCGTTTCTGTTGGTCTCCAGCTTTCATTTCTTCTAGCCACTTACGACCAATACAAACACCATAATACATTACTTGAATTGGATTTTCATCCGATTGAATATCAAGCCATTCATCAATATCAGCATGTTCTACATCAATATAACCAGCAAATTGCCCGCGACGTGTAGTTCCTTGAGAAATTACATTAATAATAGTATCATATAATTTTGCAAAGTTAAATGTGCCATCTGATGTTCCGTTGTCTTTAATAACAGATCCTCTTGGTCTGATATGACCAAAATAACCAGATGCCCCACCACCTACTTTATTCATAACACCAACTTCTGAAGCAGTGTCCATAATTTCTTCAACGGAATCACCGATATAAGAACCAAAACAGCTAATAGGTAAACCACGGTCTAATCCATAATTTGCAAGAATCGGAGAAGCTAAGCTAAACCAACCTCTCTAGAAATAGTCATAAAATTTTTCTGAGAATCCAGAAATACCTAAACGTTTTTCTGCAGTATCTGCGATGAATTTAAACCGCTCTTTGGCGGTTTGTCCGTTTACTAAATATCCTTTTTCTAAAAATCTTTTCTAATCATTGTTCAACCAATAAAATGGCTCATATTGTCTTGTCATAGTTATTCCTTAATTAAACCAATCATCATCTACTTCTGAATCCGCACCACGTTTTGTATAATCAACAGATCGCTTGTTGAAAAAATCGTGTTCAACGGGTGCTAGCACTTCCACATCAAAAAACTCAGTAGGTTTTAATAATTCTTTATTTATTGGGTATTCGAAATTTACCCCTAACGTTGTTAAAGATTTATTGTATCTAGATTTCACGTATTCTTTAACTGAATCTTTTGGCATAAAGGATAAATCAGTGGTTTCATAAATCCAGTCAATGATATCCATTTCAGCTTTAAATGCATCTTTTGATAATTCTAATAAATCAGAATAAAATTCATCAGTAAATAATTCACGATTTTCGATATGTAAAATTTTGAAAATTTCTACACCAAAATTACCGTGAATTTCTTCTTCTTTAGCAGTTGCTTGAATTGCGTTAGATAATCCTTTAAATTGGTTTCTATATTTATTGAAGCTCATCATAATCACAAATTGACTGAATAATGAAATATGTTCAATAAACATGCTAAAAAGAATAATTGATAACACGAAATGTTGGTCATCTAAATTTTTATCTTTCATGAATTTTTGCATATAATTTACACGACCAATTAATGCAGGAATTTCATGAATTTTAGAGAAGTCATCATTGATACCAAGTAATTCTAAAATAGAACTGTAAGCATCTGCATGACGAACTTCAGATTCAGCAAATGTTACGCCAACAGCATCAACTTCCGGCTTCGGAAATTTATAATAAATGTCAGCCCAAAATCTTTTTACAGTAACTTCAATCTGCGAAATCGCTAACATACATCTGCGAATAACTTCGCGTTCTTCTTGATTTAAATTAACTTTATAATCCTGGATGTCTGGAGTATAGTTGTACTCACTATGTACCCAGTAGCTTTTTCTAATTGCATCTTTAAACCCAAGTAATTCTGGGTATTCATAAGGTTTAAATGCAAGTCTAGGTTCAAATAAATTTCTCATTATACCACCATTTCAAATTTCATCGTTGGGTGACAATTATAATTTTCAATTTCATAATCGTCTGGAATAGATTTTTCAATATCTTCTAATGTTTTAATATGATTCGCGATTTTTAGTGTTGGTAATTCTAAAGTATCGCGTTTTAATAATTCATTAAATTGTTCAATATGATTTTTGTAAATATGAACAGAACCTAATGAACCAATTAAATATCTAGGTTCTTTATTTGTAATTTTAGCAATAATTGATAACAACAACCCGTAGGAAGCTACATTATAATATAATCCACAACCAACATCTGTTGAACGTTGTGTCCACATCAGATCTAAATATTTACCATCAGCCGATATATTAAATTGGAATGAATAATGACAAGGGGGTAATGCCATTTTACGTAAATCATTTACTTGCCATGAATTAACAATAATTCTACGCGAATAAGGATCATTTTTAATTAAATCAATCGCTTCTTTTAATGGATCTGTTAATACAGCTCTAGAAATTTCTTGATTATCTTTTAGATATTTTTTTCTCCATTGGCCACCATAAATTGGGCCAAGTTCACCATTTTGATAACCTAATTCAACTGCTTGGTGTTCATAATTATCATCCCAAATAGTTCGTTTATTACTATTTTCACCATGTTGAATTTTTCTTAATTCATTTACATTTGTAGAACCTTTAATAAACCATAGTAACTCAGACACAATAGATCTCCATGGCATTTTTCTTAAAGTACCTAATGGAAATCCTTTTCTTAGATCGAATTTAATTGTATGGCCAAATGAATCAAGTGTATCTACACCGGTTCTGTTCTATTTTAATTCACCAAAATCTAAAACGGTTTTTACTAATTCTTTATATTGTTTCATAAATCTCTCTTAACATAATGATATAAGTTAACATTTTGGTCGATGTTTTTAATTTCAAGTAACTGATAATCTTTAACGAGTTCTTGTAAATCGGCAGGGCTAACCGTGATTAAATCACCCGTGGTGTTAAATTCAGTTTCAAAGATGGTAATATATAGATCTTGAATTTCATAATCATTTTGGGCCCTAGAATGATTACATTCAACACATTCTTCTGTGTGCTCATGGTCGCGATGGTCATGAAAATGAAATTGATTATCTATTAATTCCTTAATTAAACTAAACCCACCGATGATAGATACTAAACTGTTCTCTGGTAGATTTAACATTAATTCTTTAAAATCATCAATTGACTGAATTACCATATCAGGCTCATCGCCATTTTGAGCTTTGATTTTTAATTCCTTTGTGCTTAATACGTAATTAAGACGTTCTGGTAATTTGTTTGGGAATGATTTAAAAGTATTTGAACCCATTACAATAATAGATTTTTCAAAATCATCAGAACCAATTGTAGTTTTTTTAAATTCTTGGAGATCATTTTTATTTCTCCAAAGCATTTGGTGATTACCTTTTTTTCCAAACACAAATTCATCGCCATAACGATGTAACTAAAACACCTATTGAATTAACGCCATTTGTTTAACCCCTTAACTTTAATTTTTTCGTTATTAAGTAAAATAGCAACATAGATCGCAGCAATTAGATTTACGATAAAAATACCAATGCCACAATATAACGGAAGCCAGATATAAAATGAAGATAATACTAAAACGCCAGCTTCATTTAAAATTAATAATAAAATACTTATGAATAACCCTACTATAATCATTTTCACCTCATAAAATAAAAGCTATGTAACATTTAAAATATAATATTACATAGCTTAAATTAATAAACTTTTATTTTATATTAACCGTTTAATAAGGCTTCTAATTCATCGTCAGACACTGTATCAGTGCTACCCGATGTTGATTTAGATTCATATTCGGTCATTGCAGCATCAAAACTAGAATTACCAGAAATACTTTCTTCTAATTCAGCTGCAGCTGATTTCACTGTGCCATTTGTTTTTGATTGGAATTTTGCAGTTAATTCTTCAGCAGATTTAAATTTGTCAGGAGAAATATAATCCATGATGTTATACATTTGAGCAATTAATTCATTTGCATAAGCTTCATCATTAATATTTTCAATTTCAGACGCCGGGAGGAACTTCGAATCGTCGTAATTTGCGAATCCTGCCACTTTCTTGGCTTTAAGAACGAAATTACTACCAGTGAATACACATGTTACATCTTGGCCCGGTGTTCCTAATTCAGCGTCACCCGCTGCTTGAGCAATAATTTTATCCATAATTTTTTGGCCAAAGCTAAACACACGTACTTTGCCGGTGTTTTCTGGATTTGTTGGATCTTTCACAACAAGAATATTTGCATAATAACGGATTTTACGTTTTTGTTTTTTAGCAACTTCTTTATCTTGCTCAATACCAGAATTCCATAAAGAACCATTATGTTCACAAATAGGGCAAGGTAATCCAATTGTGCTTGGACAATTTTCAATAAACCATTTTCCGTTGGCCATTTTAAAGCCATGGGAATAAAGTTTTGCAAAAGGAACAGAGTCGGCGATGTTTGGATTTGCTGGCAAAAAACGGATAATTGCTTGACCGTTACCAGTTGCTGGGTCAGTTGATAAAGTCCATTCATGTTCTTTATTTGAATCAAATGAATTTTTTTGTGTTAATTTTTCAAGTTGCTCTTGAAGAGCGGAAGGATTTGCACGTTTAAATGTAGCCATTTTTATTTTCTCATATTATATTATACTATTTTTGATGTTGTACACAGAGCCCGCAACACCTCGGACGAATTAAAATTATATCAAATAAATTACTAATATAACTTTAATGATTCTTTAAGAATTTTAATAACTTCAAGTTTATCTATAACAAATAAATTTTTATATGCTTTAATTCTAACAGAATACTAATCCCAAATGAAATTCTTGGATTCATCTAACATCTCTATGATATTAAAATATGAATCTAATAGTATAAATGTTTCATACTAAATGGAATCATTCTGTAGCAATTTAAATATCATCGGTTCTTTATTGTCTTCTATCAAAAACAAGCTCTTAAACATTCTGCCTTTAGATTTACAAAATAAAATTAAGTTTTGTAAATCCTCTTTAAACAGAATACTTAAGTCATTAAATCGGCTCATATATTTACGGTAAAACATAATAGAATCTTGGTTTAACATATCGCCAATCCATTGATCTTGATTTGCTAATAGATTCACCATAAAAATTTTTTGTTGCTCAAAGATATCAAAACTCTTCTAAATCTTTTCGAAAAAATACTTGTCTTTTCTTTTTTCAAATGAATTTTGCTAGACCCGAATTTTCCACGAATATTTTACTGGATCATAACCTTTCTTAAAAGCGTTTACTAATATCAAATATAGTTTATAGCTCTAAAAAGAGTTTATGTAAATCGGATGCTCTGTTGGATGAATCATCTTTAATAACATTAAGTTTAACCGATTCCATTTTTAATCTGTTAATCAAAACTTCAGAAACTTGATCTTGAAAATCATGATAATCAATATCTTTATCTTCAAGCCAATCAATAATGGCCTCAAGCAATGTCTATTGATTATCTTTTGCTAATTTTTCAATTTCCAAAGAATTTTGTTCTTTAAGTGTTTGCTAAATTATTTCTTTCTTTTCACGCATTGTTAACTTGGTCATATAAGTCAATCAACTCATCAGTTTCGGCTTCGAATTCATCCTTCGATTGATTGAACATTAATTTTAGTAAAGCATTGAATTTTTTAGGTTCTAAACCTAATTCTTCTTTTGCACGTGTACGAATATCTTTAATAGAATCAGCATATAACTGAACTTTAGATTTAATTTCAACAGCTTCTTCAAGCATTTTCTTTAAATCTTCGCCGTGTACAGATACATTGAATTCAACTTTTTCTTTTTTTGTTCTAGCCATTTTATTGTTCCTTTGTTGTATTTAAATTAAAATTCTTGAATAGATTCTAATAGTTTAGTTAACTTATTACTTAATAAGTACTGATACATTTTAGATTTATTTCCCTTCGGAATAACTAATAATTCATTTTCAATTTTATCAGCTTGCTCTTTATGGATATTTGATAAATCAATTAATTTAACATTTTCATTTAATCTTTCATATAGATCTGTTGATAGTAATTTCGCAACTTCTGGAATTGAACCTGCTTTAATATAAAGATCTAATTCCGATTGTTTAATACTAGGAGCTCGTTTTTGTTCATTTAATTCAGATTGCCCCATGTTTTGATTATAATAAAAATCAGAAGGACATTTAACTGGTGATACAGAGTCTTTTTTATCTCCCTTTATAATTTTTGTAATCATATCACCAAATGCAGTTGTTTTTGGCTCAATTTGTTTACCATGAATAAACGAATATTGCTTTGTATATTTAGAATGTAATTGTGTAAAATCGCCATCAGAACTAACGATCATTGAATGGTATTCACCAGCATTTCCTTTTGTCGCAAGGTAACCAATAATATCATCTGCTTCTAAACCGGGAATATCAATTACTTGATAACAAAAATTTTCCTTTAAGTCTTGAATAAGTTCTTTTGAAGCAGAGAAAATCATTTCCCAATTTAATTTAGAATCTTCACGGCTTTTTGAACGATGCGCTTTATAAAATGGAGAAATAGTTCTTTTATAATACGGAATAGACGCATTATCGCAACAGATAATCACATTAGGGTATTTCTGTTTATATTTTTTAAGAACATCTTTTAATGAACCTAATACTACAGCTTTTACTTGAAATTTAGTTAACTCAGATTGTTCTTGTTCTGTCTTAAAAGACCCAGTAACAGCAGTAATAACTAATTGACTAAAATCAATTAATAACTTATTGTCATTACTTCCAAGTTGACTTTCTAAAATATTTTGTTTCTTAAATGGGTGCATTTTTATTTTTTACCTAACTAAAATAATAATAAATAATTTTAAAATTATACGTATAAATTTTAACTTTAACAGGATATATAAATGACCATCAAAAAACAGCTAAGAGCTACATACGGTTTAGATTAGGCTGGAGAAAAAATCATTAATGTTGGTATGCCCACAGAATTAACTGATGGCGTAAATATCCAATATTTTATTGACAACAACACAGTCCAGGAATACGATCCTACCCGCGGATATGATGAACATTTTATCATTTCGTATAAAAGAAAATTATATTCAGCAGCAAGAAAAATAACTAAACCTGCTGGCAATTTTGCTTTACAAGATTGGAATGAAATTCGTGTAGATACATTATGGCAAAGTTTTAATCATCAAAGTACATTTGAACTTTCACCAGAAGCTGGTTCACAAATTTTATATGATGTTCGTTTTGCGTAGAGATCCATTATTTTACCAACAGATCCAACACATGGTGACGCCGTATGGATTAAAGATAATTTCAATGCATTACCATATAATAAATTAACGGTTCATACAAGAAAATTCTAGTTATAGAATGGTACTTCAGAATTCAGCCCGACAGTTCCGGGTGAGATGAATATGTTTGTATGGGATGCAAATCAAAAATATTGGAGAATTTTTAGATTTATTTCTGAATCTACACAAGATGGAGTCAAAAGTACACCAAGATTTAACCAAAACGAAGTGATCCAAGTTGGTGTAAATCAAACGGTTGCGGTGAACTCTTTAGAGAAAAATCATGAAATCAAATTCCCGATTTTTGCAAATAACAACGAAAGAATTACTATTATCGACGAGCATCAAAATTTAGGATAGAATCCATTAAAAATTCATTGCTTTAATAATACATATAAAATCAATAATAAAACTGGTTTTTATATGTTAGATAAACCAGGTGTTACTACATTTATCTTTAAGAAATCTGATAATAATTGGCACCCGGTGTTCGAAGTAACTAATTCATGGAAAAAAATCTCTTAGAATTATAAAACAAAAGCATTTGAGAAATTACATTTACAACCTGCATAGAATATCGAAATTACATTACCTGATAATGCATAGCTAGGCGATGAGATTACATTAACAAATGCAACTGGTTATCAGTATCAAGTAACTATTATACCAACAGGTAATCACAAAATCGTCGGGGATATTAATCAATATTATAATAGAAAATATTCTCAATTAACAAAAGGCACTCCTGGGTTAACTAATAGATTCGTATTACCAAATAATGGTCAAGGTACTTTAGTTCAATTAACGTATCTTGAAGATAATAAATGGTATGTATAGGATTTTTAGACAAGAGTTGAACATGTTGATGAGACCGCAAGAGCAAGACCTGGCATTGCAAGTTTAGCTGATCAAAACGAAGTAAATAAAAATCATGAAAATAATCCACGCGATGACCAAATTATTACTCCGAAAACGTTAGCAAATAAAACATAGACAGAAACAAGACGCGGTATTTAGAGAATAGCTACATTAGATGAAGTAAATCTACCGACTTCTGGAAATCATTTACATGATGTAATCGTTACTCCTAAATAGTTGAATAACCGTCAAGCAACTGAAGAGATTCGTGGTTTAGCTGAAATCACTACTAATACTGAAGTAAAAGATAATAATAACGATACCCATATTATCACACCTAAGAAATTAGATCATAGACGAGCTACAGAAACACTTTCAGGTGTTGCCTTATTGGTTAATACAAATAATCCAAAAAGTGCATCTAGCAGATCTACAGAGGGCACTGGTGTATATAAACATCTAACAAATAATATTGATATCATTACGCCAAAATCATTATCGCAAGCGCAAGCTACAGAAACTTCTAAAGGGGTTGCATATATCAGTACACAATCAGAAGCAAACGAAGCAAAAGAAAACGCTTAGGATTCTGTAATTATTACACCTAAAAAATTAGCGAACAGAACAGCTCTTGAAAATAGAACCGGTGTTGCTAGAATGGTTAATAGAGCAGATAATGAACATAAGAAAAATATAAATGATTCATTACACTCTGAAGTGTTTATTACTCCAAAAGCATTAGCTGAACGCGAAGCAACAGAAGATTTATCTGGTATTGCATTTATAGCAACACAAAATGATGTAGACCAAGGTGAATTAGATACTAAAATTCTAACACCGAAAAAATTTAAAGCATATAATAAATATGACCATTTTATTACACAAACGAATTCTGGTATTGAACATTCCGGTAATATTTGGGATAAAGTTACATTTAACATCAGAGAATCTTCCGAAACTCAAAGAGGTACTTTAAGAACTGCTACCCAAGATGAATCAAATGTTAGAACAAGTCAAGCATCTGATTTGTTATATATTACTCCTAAAAAATTAAATGGACGTAGAGCAAAAGAAGATCTTGAGGGTATCGCAAGAATCGCGACTAACCAAGAAGTTGATGCAGGAACATTAAATGCTGAGCAATTTATTACTCCAGCAAAACTAACAAGATGGACCAGAGTTTCAGCAAATGCACAAGCAACAGAAGAAAATCGTGGGGTTGGTAAAGTTGCAAATATTCAAGAAGCTTGGGTAGGTAATCAAACAGTTGGATAGACTAAATCATATCAAGATTATTCTGACCAATATATTATCACACCAAGAAAACTTAATTATACTTTACAAAATTATTTACCATTAAAAGGTAAAGCATTTGACTAGGATAAACTTGATAATTTAGATTCTACACAGTTTTTAAGATCTGATGTTGATACAACAAGTACTGCTAAACTTACAGTTAATAAACAAACTAGAGTCGGTGCATTATTTTTAAATCCTATTGCTAATACAGAAACTGCATTAACTACAGATGTTATTAAAGATAAAACAGGTGGATTAATTTATCAAAATGGAACTAATTTTACATTTGATAATAATATCGAAAATGCTGACAAATTTATCTTTGATATAAATGGACAGAAAAAAGCTGAATTAACCAAAAACGGTGAATTCAAAACCACAACAACAGATACGACAAATGTAAATACACAAAATTTAAATGTTACAAATACAATGACATTTAAAAACCGTTAGTTCGATGATTACTTTGTTAAATCTGATGGCCATACAATGACAGGCGAATTAACTGTTAGAAAAAATGGTTCTGTAACTGTTGGTAATGCTGCTGTTAAAACAAATCTTAATAATCAAAATTGGGATTTAATTAATAACAACGGTTTTTAGATTAAACATAATAACCAAGATGTTTTAAGTTTTACTAATCAAGATGTTGCTACATTTAAATCTGCGGTGAAAGTTGGGAATACAGAAGTTATTGATTAGTCAGCTAAAATTGATTATCAAAGACTTAAAAATGTTCCACAAGCAAATATTACTCAATTTGGTGTTATTAAATTATAGAATGAATTAGATGATTCATCTGAGCAATTAGCACCTTAGATGAAAGTATTTGCAGATTTAAAAGCTATCGTTGACCAAAAAGCAGATACTGTTGGTTAGTCGTATAAAAACCTTAGAATTAAAGAATATCTTCAAATCGGGAATATTCGATTAATTCCGGACTACGCAAATAAAACAGTGAAATTTGTTTGGGCTGATACTTAGGAAGAAGCTGTATAATGAAAACATTATTTCAAATATCACAAATCGGAGTTCAAGGTAAAATAACCGAGAACTCCGGTTATAAAAAGAAAATTTATATTCAGAAAAATGAACAAAAATTCTCTACTATTATAAAAGATTTTAAAAATGGAGAATATGTAGATTCTTTACCTTTAATAGAATTTTACGGGAACGCAGGTTTTCTTTATGCAACAAAAATTAACTTATAGAATAATCAATAGAATTCATATGATTTTAAAATTAACTAGAATACATTTTTTCAAAATTTTAATCGTGTAATTAATGATTTAAATGATGATAATTATATTCTTTGTCTTTATTACGAAAAGAAAAAAGACGAATCATATCAGATTACGCAAGAATTATATGATTACTTGGTAAGTTTAGGGTAGAATTAGTTTTATCCAGTAAATTCAGAAATGAACCCATATTTTGGATTTTGCGGAATAATTCATAAAAGAAAATTTGTTGCTCAGTAGTGCAGCTTTATTCAAAATACATTTGATCTGGAATTATTGCTAAATACAAAAAATGATATAGGTTAGTCTGATTTTGGAAAAAATTTAATCCCAGATGATAAAGTTAATTTTTAGACTAGAAAAGAGCAAGAAATTATTTGCGAGTTCCCAACGCCTGATGCAAAATTTCTTCATTTATCTGGAATGATTAAAAAGAATATGAATGTATTATCTGGTCACCCGGACTAGATTTTTACAATTCAGTATCTAAACGAACAAAATACAGTTTTAAATTCCCATGATTGTCAAATGAAATCTGCTTATACTTTTTAGGATATAGAACTATATTAGCTAGTAAACAAATAGTCTAGAAAAGTTAGAGTAATAATGCAATGTAAAAACGCATTAACAGTCCCGGGAGATTTAGAAATAAGAAATCTACAGTTATTTGAATAGAATGGAAAATTTAATCATCAATCAACGGATGATAATTATAAAAATAATGATTTTTTAACGGCTATCTCGGAAGCAGGTATTCAGACAAATTAGTATAATGAGTCAATTGGTTTTAATCCTAGAAATTTTGAGGAATATAAACAAGAATATAATTCACAAATGAATTTATATAAAGGTAAATAGTTACCGGTTGTTGTAGAAGAACCTATTAAAATTTTTAATGAAATTATTGATAGCAATTCTTTAAGAACAGTTATTAAATAGACGAATAGACAACACCAGATTACATTACCTTAGGTAAACGTAAATTCACATTAGTCATATATATTTGGCGTATGGATTAACACAAAGAATAATTAGAATATTAAGTTATAGGTTTAGTGTTAGCAGAAAACAAGAACATTAGACGGGATTGATGTTATTAAAAATCAATAGATTTTACTTGATGAATCTGATATTACCAATCAAGATTATAGATTCTATTATGGATTTGTTTATCCGTATGGCTTAAGAAAATATTCAGCACAACAAACTAAAGATTTGTTGGCTAAAATAGATCAGTAGTTATCTGAAATTTAGGTAAATCATTCTAACGAATAGAAAAGAGGTATTATCTGTTTAGAAAAAACTGATTTTACATTTACTCCTACAATTAGTTTTACATAGGAATAGCAAGTTTCAGGAACTATTGTAATGCCAATCTTTAAGGAATTATAGATTGCATAGTTCAGAAGAGATTAGATAACAGCATTAAATCTTGAGGAGCGTACTTTCTAAAGATAAATAAATTTAAGGAGAATAATATATGACATTATATTTAGTATTATTAAGCTCATTACCGATATGGCCAATTCTAATTCAATTATTAATTATAGGCTATCAGATACTAGAGCATAGTTGCGAATATCGTGGGCATAGAAAATAGGTAAAATAGAATTAAAATGGAAAATGCTAACACTTAGATTTTATAGCAATTTCTCGATTTTTTCTAGACTACAAATAAATAGAATTTTTTCGTAAGAGTTGGATCTGTTTTTGTATTAATTCTTTAGGTGTTTTTGTATAATCAACAAGATGCATTAGTTTCAGTGTGGAGAGAATCTAGACTTGAGAATGTAGTAGAGAATATACACAAAAAAAGAGTTGAAGAATATCCAGCGACAGCAAAAGAACAAGTTCAAATTTAGTATTAGGTTATCAAGCCGGATATTGTTTTAGTTTATGAATATCACCCATTAGGAAAAAATAATTTCGCAAATGTTGTTGAATATGAAGGGGTACTACCAGAAAACACTACACCAGAATAGTTAAAAACAGTACCTATTAATAAATAGTAGAAAGAATATGTTGAGCATATTACTGGGAGAAATTATGAAGGTGATCCTCAAGATCGGGCACTATTAATTAAAAACTATCTTAATCAGAATGTTAAAAAAATGTATTAGTGCCCGATTTATAACTTAGATAATATATATTCAGGCCAGGTAACATACATTTGGTATAAAGATTCTGATATTTAGAAAATAAATAGCGAAACACTTGAAGCACAATGTACGTAGTCTGCTAGAATTTTAGGTCGTGCTAAATAAAGGGTAGAAATCTACCCTTTTATTATTTCAAAAATTCATCATATAATTTAATATCAAAACCGGGTTCATTACAGAATTGAATAATATTTTCATAAGGAACCCAAACTGAAATAGATGGATGATTATACTTATAATAATTAATACCTTTCGAAATCAAATCAATTAACCAAACTTCATCTTCATACAATACGAAAATTTCATTTTTATCAGATCGTTTAATTTTAATCTTTGAATCTAAATTAATTACTTTAAGTAACGATTCAATAGCCTGTTTATGTAATACTGGAATAAATGCGGAATTCATTTTTAATCCTTAAAGTCAGATAACAAATTAGTGTCGGTTTTATCAAATCGGAAGCATGTAATTCTAGGCAAGAATAATGAGTATTCTTCTTTATCTTTTGATTTAATAATACTATTACATTTTACAGTAACAATTTTACCAATTAACTCATTATTCATCGCGGCTTTATAAGCTCCGCTACGGTCCATTAAATCATCAGTATTTGAATCCTTAAACCCAGAACCAACTGATACTTTAATTAAACCATCATCAGATTCAACTAACAATGCACCAATTTTATTAGGTTGTTTTGAGTGTAATTCATATCCAACAATTTTTAAATCAACATCAAATTCATCTTTAAATTTAAATGCATCTTGGGATCGTTTATTAACCCATCGCATAAACTGGTTTTTTAAGATAATTCCTTCATACCCAGCTGCACGATATTTTTGGTATAAATCTTTTGTTTCTTGTAATGACTTAACGATATAATTATCCACTTTAATAATATTAAAATTATCAATTACATCATCAAGTTTATTAAAACGCTCAAAATACATTGTTGCATTTGATTCTTTTTGATATTCATCTAATTCAATAAAATCCCACACAACATATTGAAGATGTTTAGACTCTTCTGGAAGGATTGTTCCTTGAATAGATTTATTAACTATACCATTAGATAATTGACGTTCTTCTGGCGATGTAGAAAGTGAATTTTGACATTTATTTTCTGATGGATTATAAATGATTTCTCCGTCTAATACAAAATTACCAGAAATATTTTTTAATACATTTTTAATATGATCCAATCCAAGATATTCATTACCGGATCTTGTCAGAATTTTAATATCTTGATTTTCTTTAATTAAAATTGCTCTAGCACCATCTACTTTTAATTGGGCAATAGCTGGGAATCTGATATTTTTATCAATTTTCTTTTGGTCAAATGCAGACACAAGCATTACTTTTGGTTTTTTAATAATTCCCGGGAAAATCTTTTCTACTAAACCTTCATTTACACCTGCATTTAAATCGCGTGACAAAATACATTTCATAAGATCACTATAACCTGAAATTTTAGCTGAGCTCATAATATAAGAAACGTATTCAATTGCAGCATTTCCTGTATAAGTACGGTCAACTAATCTGTCAAGTAAAGAAATCAAATTAGAACATGGTAATCTTTCAGCGTCTAAGCCAAAAACGTCAGCCGTTTCTGGACTTTTTTTAATACCATAAGTATAAGTCACATTATCATAGGTATAAGCCAAAATTTTCTTAAGTAATTCTTGATCTTTAAATTCTTTTAATAATTTAATCTTTTCAGATGATTTAGTTGTAGAACGTAAATCTTTAAGTAATTTATTTACCATGAAATTCTTCCCATACTTCACGTACTAATTTAGCATCATATTGTCCTTTATGATAGCTAGACAAATATTTCATAAGTTCACCAAATGATTTATAATTATCACTAGAAAAAATTTCAGTGATATCTTCTTTTGATAATTTAACCGGCAAATATTTCTTAATAACTTCAAGTTCATCGTTTAGTTCTTGAACAAATACCTTGTTACTAGAAAATGAATCGATATTTTTTAGCAGATTCTTTTCATAACGTAAAATAATATCCATCATAGCAGATTCTTGCTTGTCTTCTGGTAATTTTTGAAGCTGAATAGAATCTGCTTCTGATAAAAGCATCGTTAGAACTTTAGTGTCAATTTCTTTTCGAAGTTTTCTTGCTTCTAATTGATCTGTTTTAATTTTTTGGTATAACATATTAATAACCTTTTAAATTTTCAATTGCCGTTTTAATTTGTTCTTTATTATAAGGAGTAAGATAGTAAGAACTATTAAACTCAAAAAACTCATCTAAAATCCTTTGATATTTTCTAATATAATTAATTTTTTCATCTTTTGAACTAAATGATAAATTAATTATTGCTTCTCTAACAGAACATTCCCATTTCTTTGATAACAAAATTGCTAACAAAATATCTTCAAGTTCAGATAAACTATTATCTACCTTTTTTGAATATCTTTTCGTTTTTGTTGTAATACTTCTTTGTAAAAAATCAAAATGTGATTGTTTATCTAAAAATTTAGTTCTATTAGCAAAACCTGTTGCAAGAATACAATCTACATTTTGAGATAATAATCTATTTACCATAAACTCAGAATAATTATTTTCAACTTTTATTCTGTCATATGAACTTGAAATTTTATTAATATAATCAAATAAGGAATAGCTAGATTTTTTGTGTTTTTCTTCAGGTTCTTCTTGACTTATGGAAATATTATTTCCACCCATTAGTTTATCTAGCATACAAAACTCACTTAAATGATAAAGTTAACATCAATTGTGCTAACATATAAGTTAATTCAATTTGAAGATCCGCGACTAAATTATACTGACGATTACTATCGCCAATAATTGTTAATAAATCTGGAATACTTGCTGGTTGAATTTCTTTATATAGTGTTTCTTGAAGCTCACGTAAAAAATCTGGATAATTTAAAGCATATTTTTGAGCATATACTTTTAGTTCATTAAATTTTTTACTTTTTAGTGCTTCAATAACACCTTCAATAGAATCATTTTGCACAGCAGATAAAATAGAGCTATCGATTACACCAGATCTACCAAATTTTTGTAAAGAACCGATAAGTTGTCTGATATCTGGGAAGAATTTATTTACTAATTCACGAATGATTTGTGCATCTGTAACTTGAACATTTTCATTCTTTAAAATAAAAACAATTCTTTTGAAAATTTGTTTAATAACATCTTGTTTTTCTGTTTCATCAACAAGATCCGCAAATTCAATCGTTTCACATCTAGACTTAATTGGGTTAATAATATTTTCAGCATCATTTGCGGTAATAATGAATGAACATGATTTTGAAAATTGTTCCATTAATGGTCTTAGAATTTTTTGTTTATCAACAGCATTCCCACGGTCAAACTCATCAATAATAATGACTTTATGTTTTCCATCAATAGATTTTGTTGCTGCGAATTGGGGGATTTCATTTCTAAATGAATCAATACCAATTTCAGAACCGTTTAAAAACATATAATCTACATTAAGATCATTAACTAATGCTTTAGCGAAGCTTGTTTTACCTGTACCCGGCTGCTTAGACACCAACAATAAATTAGGGATTCTGCCGGATTGAATAATCGCATTAAAGATTTTTTTAACACGTTCTGGAGCAATTAAATCTTCAACCGTTTGTGGACGATATCGTTGAATCCAGAGATGTTCGTTTAAGTCAATTTTTTTCATTAGATCACCTGTGTTAAATATAAAATTCCTAAGATCATAAATGCAATTACACCAAGTTTAATAATGACATTTAAAATCCAGTCAATAGATTTAGTAATAAAGGTAAGTAAAATCATTTTAGTCCTCATAAAATAAAAGGGATAATATATTTTATTACCCCTTCGAGAAAAATTAACTTACATTAGTAGTAAATATAACTTCATTGCAAACACTGCAGTTAATCCTAACCACGTTCCAAAAATCAACGAAGTACTTAAAATGATATATAATAATCCAATTACATGTTTCATAGTTCAAAATCGTGAGAACTTGTTTCTTGTAACGCAAGAATATAAGAATGTTTATCTTCTTGATCTTTAGATTCAAAACGGATTACACCGGCAGCTGCAATTTGAACAATATAATCACTTTTCATAAAGTTCATTGTTTTGATATCTAATTGAAAATCAAATTTATTATCACCATCATAGTCTTGGATTTCGATGGCAAAAGCATTACTATTTTTAGATTTAGTTTCAAATGCTTTAAGGATTAATTTACCATTTTTTGTAGTAATAGATAATGTATCTAAACCAAGCGCTTGTGAAGCTTTTGTGATTTGACTTAATTGATCATTTGTTAATTCAAAAATCACATTTGCAGCCGGCAATTGTGGACGTTTTGCTGGATATGCAATAATAGATGAATCTGAAAGATGATAAGTAACTTCAGTTCCATTACCAACAATAGTCAATACTTCGCCATCTGATGTAATTTCAGCATCTTCACCGATTAATGATAAAACACGTAAGAATGCAGATAATGAATAAATACACCATTCTTCTGTAAATGTTTCTTTAATTTCAGATTCAGCATATACAGTGTTGTTAATAGATTTAGTCATTAATAGTGAACCAGCATCAATTTTAATCTATGGATTAATTTGTGCAAAATTCTATAAAATTTCACGAGTTTCTTTACTTAGTTTCATTAAATTTCTCCAATAATATTCTTTAAGTTGATTTTAGAAGGTTCTTGTTTCTTTGGGAAATCAAGTCTCTGTTTAATATTATCTTGTTTTACAAAATTCTAACTTGATAATTCTAATTTATTTTCTAAATATTTTTTAATTTGTTCGCCGATGTATCTAGCAGTTGAAACAGGAACATTCTGTGTTATATGCTACCATTGACTTTTTGGGTTCAATAACTCAAAATCATGAGGATGACCCATTAACCATAATAATTCACGAATTGTTAAACAACGTTCTTCTGTAGGATGAATCGTTTTGCCACAGTTTTTTCCGATAATTGCATTTGTAAATTTACCTTTGTTTGGTAAATATGGAGTTGAATCCCAATATCCTAATCCTTGCTAAACTTTGTTTAAACAATGATTCTATATTCTAACATAGTTATCATTTTGTTTTTCTGTAAAATATTCAACTGCTTTATCAAATCCAACTTTTTCAGTTAGTTGCAATGCAGTCCATGATGTTTTCTTTGTTCCTTGTGGAACAATTTTTTCAATTGCATCAGAGAATTTAGACTAATTAGTATAATCAAGAATAAATTGATAAAAAGGATCATTTGTCCCGCCCCATCCTATATTTTGATCATGATGGACGCTATCTTTAGGAATTAAATCTAAATATTCAGCAAGTTCTTTAAATTCTTTACTTTCATATTCAAATAACCCTGGATTTGTATCACGATAGAACATAATGAATGTTCGTTGTCTAGACTGCGGTATTCCATGCAATAATGTATTTGTTTTTACTAGCTGAATAGAATAATTATTTTTAGATGAAATTTCCTTTAAACGTTCTACAACGCCTTCTCCAGTTAATGTATATGCGGCAGGAGCATTTTCAAAACATACAACTTTTGCTCTTGTGTTAAATCCTAGTTGAGTTAAATTATACATGTTTTGATTCTGATCATTATTAGGATCACCACGTTTTTTAGAGCCTGATGATTGCGCATTTAACATCTATAAACCAGCGCAAACAGCAACATGAATCAAAACATCAATTCCTTCATCAACTAATTTATTATAAATTTCTTCAGATTTTTCATCTAAAAATTTTGTATACTAAACATCCATATTAATCACAGGAATATCCAGTTTACGAATATTATTCATGTAATTAATATAATGCTAATCATTTTTAAACCCAGCTGAAATAATTGCTAGTGGTGGAACGCCTAATGCTTTTTCAAATCCTAAAGCCATTCCACCACATAAAGGCTGAGCAACCACCCATTTAATACTCAATTAAATTCCCTCATTATAGTATCTGAAATTGTTTTTCCATTTATATCATTTTCAGTTATAAATTTATTTTGCAATTCAGTGATTAATTTTACATAAAAATCATTATCAGATTTTATAATATCTATACGTTCTTTTAACTGATTAGGAGATTCAATTCTTAAAAAGTCCGGTATATCTAAATTCTTTTGAGAATCATAATCAGGGTGGAAGAATGGAATAATTCCATTATTAATTAACTCAATATATTTTGAAGTAACCCAACCAGGTGAAATTGGAATAATAAAACTAAATTTAGATTTTTTTGTAATATCAACAATTTCAGTAAATGGTTTAGGACCTTTGAATCTTAAGTCATTTTTAGTTTCTTCAGAATACCATTCGCCGTAAATATTAACATCATCAAAAAAGTTCAACACATATTTCTTAAGCTCTGGGTATCTAGATTTGACACCATTTTTTCCTTCGTTTAATATAATGTTGAAATCATTATTTTTATTTTCAAAATTTTTATTTGTTTTATTGTTAAACAACATAATTTTTTCAACACCAGAATATTCTGAATTAATTGTCATATCAATTAAATCATTATCATTGTCTGGCGGTAATTTTGAAAACACTTTTTTAACAAAAGATTCATTATATTGCGACAAATATTTTAATGGTTTGTTTGTTAGATCGCGAACATCTTTTAAGTAATATCTTGGATCGTTACATACACCAATCCATTTTACATTAGAGTTATTTAGATAATGAATAATAGGAGCGCAATAACTTTTCGCAAAACCAAGTCTAGGCCAATATTCCAAATTCTTTCTGCATGTTGGGCCTAAAACAATAATAGCTCCAGCAATATCTTTATCTTTTAATGTATCAGTTAGAAATCCATCATACATATTTTTTAATGGGCCTAACGATTTTAACCCATTAATAATATTTGATGGTTTATTAAACTGTACCTTGTCAAAATCATTTGAACTAATTAAAATAAATGTATCATTTGGATTTTGCTCAGCTAATTTAAGTATTAACGAGGGAGCTTCATTATCACCGCCAGTAGCTCCCCATTTTTTACTATCAAATTTAATTGCCTTTCCGATCTTACCAAACACATATGTTTTACCTGTTGATTTAGGTTTAGAGGTTTCAATTAAAGTTTCTAAAAAATTCATTTACAATATTCCGTGTAGATTGTTTTAAAAATATTAAAGTATATTTTTTGATTTTGTTTGTTATGCGCGTGTAAAGGAATCATTGACAAAAATAAAGATGCACAAATATAATAAATTAATTTGACTTCATTTTTACTATATCTACGATTTATTTCATTAATAAATAGTTGTTTAATTAATTCTTTACCCTCATTATAAACAACCGTGTTTTTATTTGAATCTACTAAATACAATTCTGCATCAATAAAATCATAATCAAACAATGCGCTATGCATTAATTTAGCGACTTCGTAATAATGCGACCCAAAAATTTCACCACGTGGGTCAATTAATTTAAAATCATTATTTGAGATATTATATAAAATATTACTAAAGCAAAAATCGCCATGCATTACACATGGTATATCTTGATTATCAAGAATAGTATAGTAAAAATTTGTTAAAAAATTATTAATTAATATCTTATCGTACTCGTCAGATAATTCTTTTGTTCTATTAACAGTTTTTTCGTATATCTTATTCAAATAATTTTCTTTGATATTAAATTCTTTTAATTTCGTTTGATCTAAATAGTCAAATAAACAATTGAATATATTAATATAGTCTTCTTTTTCAGATGAAATAAACAAATAAAAATCTCTTAAAGTTGGGTATTTAATTGTTTCCATTGTATATGAAGTTTCTAACAAATTAAGAGAATACACTCTAGGAGTAAATCTTTTAAGTTCATCAGGAATATTCATAAACCAATTATATTCATCAATGATTTTTTGACGTTTAGCTGTACTTAATTTTGTAATTTTATAGCCGTCTTGTTTTAATTCATTAAAAGATCTTGATTTTTTTATTGAACGATTTTCTAAATATTCTTCTAAAGTGCCAAAATCAATAACATCAATAAATTTTACATATAAATCTAATTTTTGTAAAACTGTTGAAAATTGAAATTCATTTTTTGTTTTTTCATTATTAAGAAATTGTTCTTCTAATAATTTTTTTACTAAATTAATATCTTTAAGATAGTAAATACCACTAACAGCTAAATCAGTATCAGGTTGTTCATCCGGCTTATCAATAAAAGAAATTACTCTTCCGGATTGATTGATTTCAACCATACACCATCTAGAATAATCAGGAACTTTTTTAACGGAAATAAATTGATTGTCTAAAACAAATTTTGAAGCTGGAAGAATATCACCTAAAATAATTAATAAATTATCATTAGTATTATAATCAGATAATCCTTCATATATTGCGCCTGATAAACCATTTAAGTTTGTTTGTTCAAATAGTTTAACATCAGTATGATTATATGCGTCCAAAAAATATTTTACTTTTTGTGACTGGTGCCCAACAATAACTCTGATATCAAGTTCTTTATTAGAAAAATTTTCTTTTACAAAATTAATTTGATGGACTAAAATTGGAACTTCTTTATATGGTAAACAACTTTTTGGATATTGTTTACCTAATTCCTAAAAACGTGTACCTTTACCAGCTGCTGGTATAATAACGATTAGTTTTTCTTTCATAATAATTTCTCTAATTGTAAAATATCATTAGGCAATAATGATAAGTCATCAACATAATATAAAGCTAAATCTTTATTAAAAGATAATTCATTATACAACACATTATTATCTGATAACCATTTCTCAATAATAGGTCTATATTTTTTATCAGCTTGTTCTCTAGATTTACATGATAAATGACCACGTGCTGTTAATATTTTGATATAAAAACCATTTTCATATAATTTGTTAATAGTTTGTATTAATGATATATTAGGTTCACATTTAGAAATATCGGAGGTGTCATCTGTTTTATGCAAACCTATTGTATTATCAAAATCAAAAATAATTTTATTTGTTTTCATTTAATTTATTAAGTAACTCAGTTAAAACAACATCATCATATTCGCCATGTTTATTTATGATTGGTTTTTTAAGCTCAATTTTGTTGAAGTCAAAATCATGTTTCAACATATCTTCAACTAAATCAAAATCAGGCTCATAAATATGCAGTGACATTGCATTATGATAATAATATCCTAGTTCTAACTCAGGATAAACTTCTTTTAATAATAAAAACATATTTTGAAGTAATAACATAAAGAAAGGAATATCAAACGTTGTTCCTTTAATTAAATCATTAGATCTCATATTAACGATTAAATGAAGTTTATTTTTTCGAATAAAAAATTGCAAAAAACTTGTACACGGCAGATCTTTATTTGATTCATATTGAAATTTAGGAGAACCGATATACATAATTGCCTGGCGGGTATCTTTATCTTTGATTAAAGAATTATATGCCCATTCCCATTGTGAAATATTATGTTCGTTTAGATCTTTGAATAAACGATAACCATAAGCAGAATTACATGTGCCGTCTTTATTTGCAATATGTTTCCAAAATGAACTATATTCTATAATATCACTTAATTTATTAGACCCAGTGAAATACCATTTTAATTCACCAATCAAATAATTCATTGGAGTCTAACGAACTTTATTTTTAAAAATAATATTTGTTGGATCTTTAAAAAGATACTATGCGTTTAAAATTTCTTTAATACCTTTACCACGAGGAGACGAATATTCTCCGTCATTAATAACATCAGATAACATCTGTTTATATGTATAATTCATTGTTGTTCCTTATAATATTGTCTAACTTCAGATAATGCTTGACCTAAAAGATTTTGACCCTTCCAAAACTTTTCTGGTGTTTGTTCTGCATCATATTGTGATAAACCAATACCCCATATTTTATCATAAGGAGAAGCTTCTACAAACTTACCATCTTGCAAAATATATTTTTTCAAATCAGTTGAAAATTTTGCTTTTAAAATTTTCACCATTATATCATATCTAACAGAATCCCATTTATCTGTATAATTTTTGACTTTACGTCCAAGTTGTTTAATTTTGTTTACTTCAGCAGTCCATTGATATTTTAAATTTGTATTTGATAAAATATTGCTTCTTGTTATAGAACCATTTACAAATAATCTAAAAATTCCGGAATATTTTGTGAAATCTAGAATTTCTTTCATAATCTCGGTATCACCAAAATATTTTGCTTTTTCATACATAAAAGCTTGTTCAGAGCATACAAATAGTTGATTATCATACTCAAATTTTGAAGGGTGAAAGTTTGAATAAACATCGCTCATACCCCAGAAATATATATATTTGTTCATTTTTTAATCACCAGGTGAGATTTTTAATAATTTCTTAAGTTATCTATTTACATTTTTTCTATATATGGTATTATAACCACATCAACAAACAAATAAACTTAAACAACAAACAAGGAGCTTATCATGGCTAAACAACAAAAAATCTACAAAATTAAAACAGTTAATTTTAGAAATGGTTCTGAAAGAATTTCAGAAGGAACTTTAGAAGAATTGATTGAAGGCAGCCGTTATACATTAGAATGCGGTAAATCATACGAACATGAAAAAGGTAATAAGAAAATTAATCTTAACCCAAAATCAATTAAAGCATATATTACTGCATTAAACAATGCACGAAATAATTCTGCAGCAAATGGATGGTCAAATTATCATTCTGAATTAGTTGAAGAATAATTTAAATTAAAAAGAAAAGGCAGGATAATTCCTGCCTTTATTATTTGGAGACCAGTGTTGGATTCGAACCAACGAATAATGGATTTGCAATCCACCGCATTAGACCACTCCGCCAACTAGCCGATGAACAGATTATACAGTACAATAAGAAACTTAAGAATCACAAATCTGTTCAAACTCATTCTCAATATAATCTTATTGACGTGTCAAGTTTTATTGTGAAATTGGTGCATATATGATAAAACTTGAAATTGGTCGACAGAACTCGATTCGAACGAGTATCTCCGGCTTCTCCACAATTCGAAGATTATGCTGAACGAATTTTAAACCAAAATTCAATTATTGCGGCATTTTTCCTAATTAAACTATCTGTCGAAATTTGGTCCCCGGGGTGAGACTTGAACTCACAACCTCTCGATTATGAGTCGATTGCTCTAACCAATTAAGCTACCTGGAGATTGATGATGTATTTAATTATACATCAAAATTTATTATCAGTAACTTTAAAATTAAATCCTTTAAAATATTCTTCAATCACACGACCGTATCTTCTATAAAGAACAGCGTGATCAAACAAAACTGTATCATCAATGCCATATAATGATAACATATCCCAATAAATCGTTTTGCTTAAATCGCCAATTACAATAACATTAGCATTATGCCCAAATAAACGTTTATAATGATACTTCATTGGCTCAGGAACAACAAAAAATACTCGACCTTTTAATGATAAATCATTAACCTCTTTAACAGTTCTTGTTGTTCGTCCAGTTTGACGAAGGGCTTCTTCAATCATTTTCGGTTACCTCTAATATACTAAATCTACCTTTCTTAATAACTTCAATATGTCTGTTAAAATCATCAGAAAGTTGTTCTCTATGTGAAATAATATACACATTAGAATCTAAACTATCTAAAACGGATTTTAATCCACTAACCCCAGATGAATCAATCGCTGAATCAAAAACTTCATCTAATACTAATAAGTTAATATTAGTGCCAGAAATAATTGAAGCAATATCTCTCCATGTAAACATAATTGCAAGGTCTACACGAGATTTTTCACCTTGGCTGAAAGAAAAATAACTTGATTTCTCTCTGCCTGCACCACGAATTTGTTCATTAAATTCATTATCCAATAAAAACATATAATCAGCACCTAATAACTTTAAGTACATATTAATCTTTTTATTAATAACTGGAACAAATTTTTTGATAACAGTTGCTTTAATACCAGAGTCTACTAATAAAGTAGACAAAACTGTTCTTAAATATTTTTCATTAAACCAATTTTGTTGTGATAATTCTAATTCTAAAATAGATGTGTTTAACTCATTTATTTTATCTTGAACAGATGAATCTACAATAGTTTCTTTATTCAATTCTTCAGTTAATTGTTTTACTTCTTGAATAGCTGTGGAAAATTTGGTATTCAATTCAACTAATTTTAGATTATGATCTGATAGTTCTGTCTGGCGTTCCTTATGAATTTTTAACTCATCCATAATAGAATTCAATTTATCTTGAATTTGATTTGATTTATTAGTATCATTATCAATTTCTAATTGAATTCCTTTAATAATAAATGAACGTTGCTCTTCTGATATTTTTTGTTGACAACTTAAACAAAAATCTTTTTCACAGGTTTCTTGAATTTTTTGTGTATTAACTGCGATTCTATTTGCTAAAACAGATGAAACATTATCAAGTTTCTTAATCGTTTCAACCACATCATTTGCTTTTATTAAATTCGTTAATGCTTCTACTTTAACTTTTAATTCATTTATTTTACTTAATAATTCTTTAGCAAAAATTTTCTTTTCAATTAATTTTTGTTCTAGTTGCTCTTTATCAGAAAAAACTGAATTATTTTTTTCTTTTAATAAAAGCGTATATGCTGTAAGTTCTGATTTCAGAGAATTTAGTTTAATTAAATTCTCGTTCATCTGTTGATTAATTTCCTTAATGCTACCTTTATTAAGTTGATCCATTTTAGTAAAGATAGAAACATCTAGAAGGTCATCTACAAGCTTTCTTCTATTAGCCGATGATAACTGCATAAACGGAATAAAATTTGCTGTACCAAGCACTACAAGCTGTTTGAATGAAGCTAAACTCATTCTTAATACTTCAGACTGAATATATTCCTGGAAATCTTTAACAGATGCTGATTCTGGAATTAATTCATCATTTTTAAACAACTGTAAAATATTAGGCTTTTGACCGCGAATAATTTTATACTCATCTGAGCTAATAGAAAATTCTAATTCAACCACAGAATTCTTGTCATTAATAAAATTAATTAGTTGGCCTTTCTTAATATCACGAAAAGGTTGTCCAAACAATGCATAAGTTAAACCTTCAACTAATAAAGAACTTTTACCAGCACCATTTGAACCAGTTACTAAATTCAATTTATAATTTTCGAGATCAATTTCGGTATCATTATTTCCAAATGATAAAAAATTCTTAACTTTTAATTTTTTGAAAACAATCATTGATGTAATGCCTCGGTGTATAACTGATTAAACAGAGTTAATAATAATTCTTTTTGTTCTTCTGGCTCATCTAATTTATAAATTTCTTCTTTAACTAAATCCAATGTTTTTTGGGTATCTTCAAAATTATCTGCGATTTCTTCAGAAGATTCTAATGCTTCATAAGTAATCTGATATTTAAAAGAAGAACACACTTCTTCGAATTTAGTTAAAATTTTATCAAGTTCTTTTTTGTCAGAATAATCTTGAACCATAACAACAACACTTTTATTTTGATATTGCTGAATATCGTTAAGATCAATCTTAGATGTATCAGATAAAAATAATTTATAATGATAAGTTTCTGGATTACTTATAAATTGTGCGTGGTGTTGGACATCGGAATACCGTTTGGTATTAAAGATCCAAATACCTCTTTGATCATTAGCATCACCGGAGGTGATTGTATAAGGAGTTCCCAAATACAATACATTAGAATTACTGCTAATTGTATGGAAGTGCCCGCTATAAACATATTTGTATTTCTCCAAAAAATTAGTTTCTAAACCATGGGATTTTAACCCACGATAATAATAGAATCCGTTTAACTCAAAATGGCCAACACAAAAATCTGAATCACTATTTTTAATAAAATCAAAAATTTGTTGTTCGTTTTCTTGACAGATCCAAGGAATCAAATCAAATGAATATGAATTAAATTTAAAAGTAGTTGGCTCATTTATAACTTTAAAATTATCATAATTACTTAATAACTCTGTTGGAGAATTAGGTAATATCTGATTTTTAAAATGTAAATCATGATTTCCAACTGGAATATAAACAGTTAATCCATCAAATAATGGAACAATTTTTTCGCGATTAAATTCCATTGTTCGGTGAGAAATTGCTTTGCGATTATCGAAAAAATCCCCGGTCTGAATAATCGTATCAATTCCATTTGACTTACAATAATCAGTAAAATATTTCAAAGAATTGTAAATACACTCTTCAGCCCATTGATTATCTTTTGATACCCCTAAATGTAAGTCCCCGATTAATGCAATATTCTCAGAACACTTAATCGTTTTCGGTTTCTGGTTTTTCATATAATTTAAATGCTTCTTCAAATTCTTTTAAGTAAACTTCAGAAATATGTTTAGGATTGTAATCTTTTAATGTTTGATATACAAACTGAACAATTTTCTTATATGCTGGCTGTTCTATATTTAGACCTTTATTAAGGTTAAGGGAAACCCCAACACCAATTTTTAATACATTTACTAATGAGTATTCAAACTTCTGTATGTTATCTTCTTTACATGCCGTTTGAATCTGATTTAGCATTGATTTTAATTTTAGTTTTGTTTTAAATTTTGATAATCGACGTTCTTTCATTGTTATTCCTGAAATACTGCATAAAATCTATCTGTTATTTTACAATAACACAAATTACTTTCAAAAGATTGATGTTCTATGTCTTTGTAATTAATATCAATATTAAACTATTTCTAGAGCAATTCTAACTTAATAAGATATGGAATTACTCTTTTGTCACCATTCTAATCTTTTACGATTTGATCTACATCAATAATTGTGAACATAATCAAATCCCTAAAATATTTTCTTTATGTCTAGGAACATACTTGTTCTTCGTATCTTGAAGCATTTTTTGTTGTTTAGATTTTTTAGCATCTAATGATTCTTCAAACTTCTCAAGTTTTTCCTAAACATCATCCAAAAATGGTTGATTAATATATTGTTGGAAATCTTCATCATCAATTTCACCAGAGATATCTAATAACATTCTCCATTTAACAGCATTTTCTGCTTGTTCTCTAGGAATCGTATTGATAAATGCCATGTAGCAAATTTGAGTCAAGTAACTATGTGGATTTTTGTACTTTTTATGATCAAAGTTTTTTCCGTACTTAACACAATTGTAAATAGCGGCACCTATCATGTTTTCTTTCCAAGCATCAGAGTAACCTCTGAATTTATAATAATGAGCAAATCCATTTGCAATCGTCAGAATACATTTACCAATATATTCTGGCATTCTTGTCTATGGATCTGTCTCTAGTTTTTCTTTCCATTCTGAGAAAACTTTATACAGTTTCTCATTATCTACAAAATTTCTCTAATTCTTATAATCTTTTTGCATTTTATAGTATAAGTCATAATTCTAATTATTCTAAATAAAATATAACAAACTTTAGTTAAAAAATAACTTCATGAATTTATAAAATCTTATAGATGAATCTCAGATGAATTTTTGTGGTTAACTGATATAATTTATCATATTAAATCAAAAAATGCATTCTAGTGTTACTGGTAAGATATTTTGATATAAAATACATTAAGTATAATACTATAAAATTAAAATACATAAATATGACTAACCTATAAAGCCAATAAATTATACGGTAGTCTAATAATATCAATACTTTATTGAGTGTAATTTATCACTTATCAACTTTATTCCTTTCTAAATCAACAAGATACTTAATAGAAGTTAAAAAGTGCATTTTTGCTATTATAATAAGAATTAAGTTCTGCCGGTTGGGTTAGATATATGG